TCAAGGCGAAGACCGCGGGTTCGAATCCCGTCGACCCCGCCAATTATCCGGCAATTCTGCTACCGGTGTTCTATCACCGGAGTTTAGAGTTGCCGGTTTTTTAGTGGGTAATTGCCCCCATCGTCTTAGCCCCGAATGGGATTTGAACTTTTCGCTGCCAGAGCCACCTTTTCCGTCGAGCGCCCGCTGCAGGTCATCCACCGGCAATTCGTGCAACTTCACCTCGCATTTCCCGTCCCACACGACCACCTGCCTTATCAATAAGTGGAGAGCCTGAATCCGGCGTTCCAGCGGTATCTTGTAAATGAACCGGGTGAACCGCTGTAGCACCCCCTGCATCACATCCACATCGTAGACCGCCCGCTTGCGGAAACCTATCTTCGCGTCCAACTCCCCCAGCTTCGCTTCCACATCCCGTTTGGCCGCTTCCAATCTCGCCATCTCGCGCTCCGCCTGCTGGTTGACGCCGTTGGCCTTCGCCAAACCGATGAGGTTGTGCATCTCCCGGCTTATCGTCTTGAAATTTTCCTCGAGAATGCGCCGTTCCTTCTCCAGATGCCTGACGCCCTCGGTGGTAAGACTCTCCACTTTCGCAACCACCCGCTCCAGAAGTTGCCGGTCATAGCCTATGCCAGCCAGCTTCTCGATAACCCACTCTTCCAGTTTATCGGCACCTATGCTGTTAAAATCGCATTTTATGGACAAGCCGTTCTGTTTTCCCAGGCACTTGTAGTATCGATATACCTTGCCCTTCTTCGGCCGCGAGTAGCTCGATGCGGAACTCCCGCACTCTCCGCAGCGCACCAGTCCCTTCAGCAGATAACCGTGCGCGTTCCGGGCATATGTTATCTGCCCCTCACGCCTTTTATCATGGGAATACAGCAGTTGCTGCGCCTGGTCAAATATCTGCTTTGAAATGATGGGCTTATGCTGGCCGGGGAACTCCGTTTTAGTCCTATGGTTGGTGATGATCCCGATGTAAACCTTTCGGCGCAGAATACGCGTCAGCGTGTCTAGGTCGAAGGGCTTGCCTCCCGACACCCGGCCATCCTGAGTCTTATAAATCTTGCGCCGAAAACCCTGACTATTGAGTTCCTCGGCCACTTTTAAGGTCGAACCGCGCTCCAAATAGAGGCCAAAAATACGCCGAACCAATTGGGCTTCCGTTTCATTGACCACCAGATGCTTTTCCTTGAAGTCATACCCCAGAATAGCCACGCCGCCGGACCATAGTCCCTTCTTCGCCCTGGATAGGTGCATATCCTTCGACCGCTCCACATCCAGTTCCCGGTCGTACTGGGCGAACTGCACCATGATCGCGGTCATCAGCCGTCCCTGCGGGCTTTTCGTGTCGATGGACTCGGTAGCCGAAACGAACGCCACGTTATGCTTTTCAAAGAGTTCCAATAAGGAATGGAAGTCCTTGCTATTCCGGGTCAGCCGGTCGAGCTTATAAACGATGATGGCCTGCACCCTGTCTTCCTCAACGGCTTTGAGCAGCCGCTGTATGGCAGGCCGTTTGAGGCTCTTGCCGGATTCCGCAGGATCATCAAATACCTCAGGATACTCCTGCCAGCCTTTTTCCTTTTGTATCTGAATATAGGAACGGCAGGCGTTTTTCTGATTATCCAAGGACGTAACTTCGCCGGTCAGGTTTTCATCGTTGGATTTGCGCGTGTAAATCGCAACCCGGACGAGGGTCTGTTTTCCTTCCGCCATTGAATTATTCGCTATCATAGACGCATCCCCCGCTTTCCACTCACTGATCACTTACAAGGTTTCCAGGCGGAAATCAAGGCCCTCATGACACATTACCTTCCTTCCCGCCCGACATCAAGCCGTTCGCCGTAACAGGATTGCACTTATCATCAGAAAGGACTTCGTCCAGCTGTCCGGTCATGGCGAGGTGCAGGAATCCCTCTGCCAGCACTTCAGCCAAGGCGTCCAAGCGTTCTTCGGAAAGAATTTCTTCTGATTTTGCCGAAAATTTATGAGTGTCCATACCATAAACCAACGGGATTTTTTGGAAATTTGCCCCCAGCATGAGATATAGGGATAATACTTAATAAAATATCTGTCCTTTTATGGGTTTATAGCTAAGGCTTTATACCGACGAACTTATGCGATACAGGCGTTCTTTTGCATATTATAGGCCCTGTATATCACATTACCAATGGATATTTGACAAATTAAAGCGAATAATGCTTAAATTCTAGTATTATGGAAGCGCAAGAAACCAACAAGGAAAGCAAAAGCGACAAGTTTAAGCGGATTGCGGAATATAGGACCAACAAGGTACTTGATGCCTTGCGCGTACTGGGAAACTGCTCCAACAAGGTGACCTATTCTTACACTGAAGAAGATGTGAATAAAATTTTCACCAGACTGGAGGAGGAGGTAAAGCAGACCAGAAATTTATTCGGCACAAAGAAAGAAAAATTTCAGCTGTAAAGCAAACAGCCCCTAAACACAGAACCTTGGCGGGTAGCGGTTTAGAAGCTGTTTCGAGAGAAAAACAAGGCGTATTTCTACACCCGGACTCTGCTTTCTAATTATACCTTTTTTCCCTCCCAACGCAACTCATAGCGGGCATAGCGCCCCTATATATCACGGAGAACTATATGGTTATGGAATCTGTTGAATTACTTGCCCCACCCAAACATACCGTCGAGGAACAAGAGGCGCTTATCGACTTCGTACTTGCGTTGAGGAAATCCCACATAAAAAAGTTCCTCGATCAGCATGAACTGCAGAAATCCGGCACAAAGCCAGACCTGCGCGAACGGATCAAGGCCGCGATTGAAGAGGGCCAGATTACCATTGAGAAAATCGTAGAGTTCCTGGATTCCGTTGTGCCATGGGGGAAGCAGCACGTCATCATATACAAGGGGCCACATGATGATTTACAGACATGGAAAAAACCTGACCACGTATTAGACCTTTTACGGCAACACCGCCTAGGGAAACTTTTCAATGCCACTCAACCTTTAATCCTCCCGGAGAAGCTTACCCTCTCGTCCGTAACACATTCTAACGGCAAGCTGCGAGTTACCGCCATACAGAAACGTGAATATGCCGAACGGACACCCGAGCGAGACGAAGAAAGGAAAACAGACGACGGCAAGAAGGTCACCCTCATGGCCCATGTTCTTCACCTTACCCGCACACTCGTAGCCTTCGAGTGGGATATTAACGCCAATGTCGCAATGCTCCAGATTACACAACTCCAACGCGATGGCGACTATGAGAAAGTTGCCGAGGAATTTTTCCAGTTGATCGGAGGCTGGCTAAACATCAAGCAATTTACTCAGGTGGATATGAAGCGTATTATCTCTAAGCTGGACGAACTGGAAAGCAGCGGACACGCCGAAACCCGTTCCCATAAAATCAACTTCCGGTCGCTTCAAGGCAGGGGCATGTCGGTAGAAAGCCCAAGCCGTAGAGACTCAGTACGTGGCGAGGCGCACATCGATAGAGCAATGGACGATGCCCGTAAACATGGTATAGGGCACCTGGGAAACTTTTACTGGCTGCCAAAGATTCAGCCGGGACCATGCCCCAATCCGTTAAAGGAAGATGCACACGTGATTATAGTAGGCGCAAAATCCCGCATTAATTTCCCGAAACCATATAGCGAAGAGGTGGTGCGATATGTTCTCCACAGAGTGCGTGCGCTTAGCTAAGCAGCAGCCCGATCTTGCCGTTGCCATCCAGAAGATTTCCGACCAGTTCCAAAAGATGGGAACTGCGGAAATCATCAGGCCCGCCGACCTGGCGTGCTTTCTCGACCTGGACCAGAATCAGGTTCGGGCCGTGCTGGAGGGTTTTTCCAGCACCGGCCTATTACGTGCCGAGGCGATGGTCGAGTGCACTCATTGTGGAATGGCTGTTCTTCGGTCTGATTACGAACAGTCCTATGAAGAGGATGGTGAGTATTGCTGCACTGGCTGCGAGCGCCGGTTGGGTAGCGACACAATACAAGCTATAACCACCTACCGTTGCGGCACGAAATGGCCTAAAATTCCGTCCAATTCCACATCAAAGCCTGATACAGTCAAGCGTAAGCTACTTACACCTCAATTTAATACCCCTGTTGGCACGACGTGGTCCGATATCAAAATGAGATTTACTACAGGGGAGACACTAACCATTACGATCAACGGACGACACACCAAGGTGAATTACAGCGATATGGGGATGAAGGATGCCAGGGCGCATAAAGCAACTAAGCAGTGGAAGCTTCTCAATGATTTCGCTGACGGGCATGGCTCTTTAACGTGGGACAGCTCAGAAGCGACCAGGCATAATCAAAAACGCCGCGAAATCCTCTCTAAAAACCTTAAGGACTATTTTGGCATAGACGACGACCCCATAGAATATGTCCAGGCCACAAAAGGCTGGAGGATAAAATTTGAGATAAATCCAGTAAGCTAACCGCACCCCCATCGAATTTTCGATGGCCTCATAAAAAGTATTTTTTTAGCCAAAACCCACTTTTCATTGTGGGTTTTGGCTTTTTTATTCCCTAAAAACGCCTTTCACCGAAAATTCGCCATTTAATGGCGACAGGTCCTAATTCCGGGCGCAGAGATAGAACCGCCTGGAACAGCCCTCTCAGGGATACTGGACCTGTCCCCTGAGATGGCTTTTCTTATTCCAGCAGTGTAGTCGCGTAGCACAGGTTCTGTCAATGCGTCCTAAACACGGAGGACGTATATGGACAGAAAACTTGTTTGTGGTTGGAAGGAATTCAGTGATTGGGAAGTTAATCTCGTAAAAGGAAAGGCGAAAAGCCTATCGGCAAAACCCGGCTTCTCCCAGGAAGATATCCCGGATATCGAACAGGAGTTGCTGCTGACAGTCCATCGCAAACGTCACGCCTCGGATAGTTGGGCGGAAATCAAGGCATCCAAGCGCACCATACTGAGTCGTATCCTGGATAATCGCATCCGGGACCTCATAGACTCAGCCAATACAGACAAGCGGCGAGTCCATACACTTACGGACTCGCTAAATGAGGTGGTTTCTCTTCCAGAAAAGGGGCAGCCCAAAATACTGGAAGATTACCTTGGCGATGACCACATCATAGCGATGCGGCGCCAGCCTATCGCTACACCGCAGGACCTTGAAATAGAACTCTCCTTGCGCCGCCGCGAGCTATCTACACTCCAACGCCGGATGAGCGAACTGCTTAAGCAGGGATTCTCCGTAACGGAAACCGCCAAGGTGATGGGACTTCCTCGCACCACGCTGTACCGGGAAATAGACCGCCTGCGTGAAATCTTCCAAGAGGAGGGACTACAAGTTTACGTCGAATAGCCGTTCTCTCGCGTCATCCTCGCGATATTACCCGTTGGTTTAGGACAGGGAGAAAAAACATGGTCTACAGGTTCAAGTTCAAGGAAAACATTCCGGTCAAAGAGATAGAGGACTCCCTCTTCTGGGCGGTCTTTAATGCCGAATCCCTTTACGGCAAGACAAAAGTCCGCCTGGATGCCTCTTTCCTCTTTGACCGGGAAAGGAGCGTCTGCGTCATCGATAAAACCACCGATGTCGGCCAGCATATAGCCCAGATATTTACATCCTTAGTAACCCACGAATTTGGAGAAGACGCGTTCAAAGTTGAACGCCTGCCCACCAAGGAAAAACCATGAAATTACCAGAACCCAAATATATCGTAAGCGATGCGAACCACAAATACAGCATCGTACTCCCCACAGGCGAGACTGCCGGGCCGTTCAAATCAGTGACCGGAATCCTCCAGGTCCTTGATAAACCGGCTCTCGTAGGCTGGAGCGCCAGGGAGTCGGCCAATTACTTCAAAGCTGAACTGCTCCGCCTTGGGCGCAGCGCGCTTGATCCGGCCATGCTCGACCAGATAGCCAAGGACGCGGCAGGGGCGCACCGCCGTAAGTCCAAGGACGCTGCTGACCTGGGCACCCGAGTACATGGCTTGTGCGAGGCAATTATTAAAGGAGAGGAACCTGCCGACATCCCGGCTGAACTGGCCGAACCCGCCCTCGACTTTAAGCGCTGGCGTATGCAGAGCGACATAGAGCTCGTCGCTCTTGAGCTTCCTGTCGCCTCTCTGGAACACCACTTTGGCGGCCGCATCGACGCCGTCGGTTACTCAGCCACACGCGGCGGCCTGGGAATAGTGGACCTTAAGACTTCTTCCGGCTTCTACGGCAATGAATATTCCTATCAGGTCGGCGGCTATGCCGCAGCCCTGGCCGAGCAGTACGGCATTAATGTCGCCTGGGCCGAAATAGTCCGCTTCGGTAAAAAGCCACCTTACGATTCAGAAGGCCGCCCTGTCACAGACCTTCCCGCAGCCATACAAGGCTTTCTAAACGCTGCTGCAGTCGCGCTCTCTAATTCCGTCCCGCTAATCGGAGAGCCCGACTTTTGCACGAAAACTATACGCGCAGAAGAGGCGGCCCGCGCGGCTAAAACGACCACGCCCAAATCCAAGAAAACGGCGTTCCCATTTTAGTGTCGGTAAATTAAACGCATAGGAGACCATAATGAACACAGAAACAGCAGCACAAGGCAACCAGGCGCCGCCGCCGAAGTTCAAACTTGCGCCACCCCGGGGTAAGTTAAAAACGGGCATGCCGACCGACGGCCTTTGGATTCTGGCCGGGCTTCCGAAAGCCGGGAAGACATCCTTATCGGCCAGCATCCCTAATTCCATCCTGCTCGAACTTGAGCGGGGCGGCGCGGACCGCATTGACGGCTGGGTCCAGGAGATCCCCGACATCGCCACCTTCCGCCAGGCGGTCGTAGCCGCCGTGGAGGAACCGAGCATCAAGGCATTGGTGATAGATAGCCTCGACGTAATAAGCGACTGGCTTGAGGCCGAGGTAGCCGAGAAATACGAACTTGAAAGCATCAGCGAGCGCAAAGAGGGAGTCAACGGCTTCGCCGTCTGGAAGGAGTTACGCGGTAAATTCGAGAAGCTTATCGGCTACCTCAAAACGTCCGGAAAGCTGGCCGTACTCGTCGCCCATAGCAAAGAGCCCCGCATAGATGCGGACGGAAAGGTTGTGGTCCCGGCCGGGATTCAGGTACCCGGTAAGCTGGGCTCATACATCGCAGCCGAGGCCGACGCCATCGGGCATTGCTACAAAAAGCAGGTCGGCAACGCGACGCAGTACTTCGTGAGCTTCCAGGGCGGCCCGCTTGGCACATACGGCAGCCGCATCCCGGAACTGGAAGATAAGACCATCCCCCTCCCCAAAACCAACCAGTGGGCCGCCATCCAGGCGGCTGCCGAGGCGAAGCCGCCGGTAGCCGAACCCGCCAAAGAGCCTGAAAAGAAACCCGCAGCAAAAACCAAAGGAGGCAAATAACATGGCACGCATCAACTACAAGGGCGACGCTGGAGCGGAAATCACCGGACAAGGCGGAGGCGCACAGTTCTCGCCAGCGCCGCGCGGTATCTACACGCTGCAGATAGCCGACCACTCGGACGGCCTGGTAACACAGGGCGGCAAGAATCCCGGCACGCCCCTTACAAAGCTGACCTGCGAGGTAGCGGACGAAGGCGAGCACTTCGGCAAGCGCGTCTGGCATAACGTGGTCTGGGTCCCGCGCGGTAACGGCGAGAAGGCCAACCCGGGCCACGGTATGGCGGTGCATTTCCTGCACGCCGTCGGGCTGCAATACGACGGCGAGTTCTCGTTCGAGGAGTCTGACCTGCAGGGGCGCACTTTTCGCGCGCTCCTGGGTATAACGACTTACGACAAGGTCGTTAACGGGCGGACCTACAGCAACGAGAAGAACTTCATTGAGGAAATCTACACCGACAAACACCCCGAGCCCGCCAATGACGCGCTACCCGCGCCGCGTAAGAACGCGCCGCCGCCGGTAAAAGAGAAGCCAGCGGACGCCAAGAGCGGCTCCGTTCCCTTCTGAGCGCCACATGGAAACCGGCATTGCCTTACGCCCTTATCAGGAGGCCGCCATTGAAGCCTGGGAGTCCAGGTTAAATGGCGGCCTCAGGCGCGGGATAATAAACCTGCCCACGGGCTGCGGCAAAACGGTAACCGGCCTCGCAATAGCTAAACGCCGGGGCGGCCGGACGTTATGGCTCGCACACCGCGACGAACTCATCGAGCAGCCGCTACGCGCTATCCGCGCTGTCTGGCCGGAGGCCTCCACCGGCGTTGTAAAGGCGGAACGCAATGAAACAGACGCGCAGATGGTATTCGGCTCGATACAGACAGTCTCCCGAGCGAATCGTCTTAGGGCGCTATCCGGATTCGATCAGGTCGTAGTGGACGAGGCGCATCACGCGGCAGCCGACACCTATATGCGGACGATGGACGCGCTCGGCTGCTTTAAGCCGGACGGGCCGCCTGTTTTAGGCCTTACCGCCACCGTCGAGCGCGGCGACAGTATCGGGCTGGATAAATCGTTCGAAGCCATCGTCTACCAGATGCAGCTGCTACAAGCCGTCAAAGACGGATGGCTGGTAGACCTGCGCATGCAGCAGGTCGCGCTGGACTTCGACCTCGACACTATTCCCACCGTAAACGGCGACTATAACCAAGGCGAGCTAGGCAATGCCATGCTCCGGGCTGGCGCAGCCGAGGCCACCGCCAATGCCTACCAGAATTATGGCGCAGGCCGAAAAGCACTGATCTTCACAGTCACCGTGGACCAGGCGCGGCGCACAGCGGAGGAATTGCAAAGTCGTGGAGAATTCGCAGAATGGCTATGCGGGAACACACCTATCGAAGAGCGCAGGGCTATATTACAGCGCTTCAAGACCGGCGAGACTCAGATAGTGGCCAACTGCGCCGTCCTGACCGAGGGCTTTGACGAGCCGTCCGTGGACGCCATCTTGATAGCCCGGCCCACGCAGTCTAAAACGCTTTACCTCCAGATGATAGGTCGCGGCACACGCATCTTCCCCGGCAAAGAGGACTGCCTGATAATCGACCTCGCGGGCGCGTCGCGCAAGCACAAGCTCGTCCAGGCACCCGTTTTATTCGGTTTAGACCCAGACGAGGCAAACGGCGAAACAGTCACGGAAGCGCTTAAAAAAAAGCGAAAGCGCGAGGACGCACTCGTCTCATCACTGGTCACGGCCAACCGGGCACTGCCTGAGCGGCAGCAGTTCCACTGGACAACCTCTGAGAATACGTTTTATGCCGCCTCTGCAGGACGGCGCGGCACTGTAATGCTCATCCGCTCAGGTGACGGCTGGATAGTCGAGGTCTCGCCAAAAGATCGCCTCGAAGCACCGACCATACTTGAGCCCCAGCCAGTGGAACTAGAAATGGCGCAAGGCATAGGCGAAGATTACATCCGGCGGGCAATGGCAACCGTCCTGGCGGCCGAGAACGCGGGCTGGCGACTGAAGCCCGCTTCTGAGAAGCTGTTGGCGGCGCTCAGTAAATGGCGCGTGCAGGTGCCCAGCGGGATAACCGCAGGCGCGGCGTCGGACCTCTTAACCATTGCGATAGCCAAGGCCTGGCTCTGGCGGAGGAAGCAATGAACGAAACGCTTCTCTCGCCCAATAAGTCGGCCATTGCTGCGCATCTGCGGCATCTGTTCGAACCTTTACCCGATGCGTTGGTGGAATTGGCATGGACGGATGCGGCAGACGGCCGATTGCGGCACGCGCGGCTATTTAGTCCGCAGGATTTAGCCGGTATCGCGGAGTTTGCCGCCGCCCGGAACGCCGTGGCGGGTCAAAACCTATACCTCGGTGCTGCGCTGCGGCGGATGGACACACGACGGGACAGGAGGTCATCTGATGCTGATTTTCGCGCGCTCACCGCCTTATACGCAGATTTCGACGATGAGGGGGCACTGGAACAGGCCGAGAAGTTATGCGGCGAGAAAGGCGTTCCACCCACCGCTAAGGTAATCACAGGCCACCAGCCGTACTCACGCGGCCAACTGTGGTGGCGGCTGCGGGAGCCGCTCCGCGACGGCGAGGCCTGCCGCCGCATAAACCGCGCCATAGCGGAGGCGTTGGGCGGCGACACGGCAGTTTTCAATACCGGCCGCGTCATGCGCATGGGCGGCTCGGTCGCCTGGCCGCGTAAGAAAGGCCGCGTCGCAGAAATCACCTCTTTTGAGGAACTCTCGCCGCGCAGATATGCACCCGAGGAACTTGAGGCCGCTTTTCCCCCCGCGCCGCCAACAGCTGCGCCTACCGCGCCAGCAACAACCAGCCGCCAGCCGTCGCCCGGCATAGACGCACTGCTGGCGCAGATAGGACCGAGTAACTGGCATCTGCCGATGCTACGCGCGGTCGCCAGAATGGTGGCCTGCGGCTGGACGGATCAGGATATACTGGCAAAGGCCGAACGCCATACTTTACCCGGCTGGAGCAGCGAGCAGACGCGGAGTGAAGTACTGGCCATGATAGGCGGAGCCAGGCGGAAGGGCTTTGGCGACGGCAAAAAGATTCCACGACTTATCTCTGACGTCCCGCCCGGCTACGATACGCAGCCATTGCCGCGTGACGAGGCGTCCGCACAGCTTAAATCCGTTATCGCGGGCTGGTTCGACCGCGCGGTGCCACTCGCACAGGCGCGTAAAGAACTAGCCAGACGCCATCGCGCCAGATTTGCACGTAAGCTGCCGCCAGGAGTCGCGGAGGAACTCCGGACGGCGGTCAAGGAGCAATACGGCATACCCAGCCTGCGTGACGCGCCGCGAGTGGCGGTGCAGGCGGCGGCGGGCCTGGGCAAGACAATACAGGTGGCCCATGAGATAATGGCGCGGAAAGCAGTCTGGGATATGCGCGTCTGGATAATGGTTCCCACCATCGACCTAGCCGATCGCCTGGCAGAGCAATTCGCGCAACTCTCGTGCGACCCCGCCCATGCGCCAGGCCCGGACGTGCGCGTTATGCGCGGACGACTCGCACGGGCGCATGAGTTGCGGCGGCCACACGAGCCCAAGACCATGTGCCGCAAGCCGGACGCGGCTGATGCCGCCGGCCGATTGGGCCTGAACGTTTATAAGACCCTCTGCAAATCCACAACCGGGGACTGCAAGTTTTACTATCACTGCCCTTGGATACGCCAATGGGAGAGCCATGGGCCGGGCGTGCGCATCTGGTCGCATGAATACCTGCATTTACCCATGCTGTCCGACTACCCGCCGCCGGATATGGTCATCTGCGATGAGTCCGTCGTGGAGGTCTTGGCCGGTGGCCTGCAATTCGCACCCGACCGGCTGACAGAGAAACCCGCATGGGCCGACGGCGAAGATGCAGAGCACCTCACAAGGTGCATGACCGATATTCACGCAGCACTCGCGGAAGGCGGGCCGGAACTGTCGGCCATACGGGCAAAAGACCTCACGCACGCCATGCTCGTAAAGGCTGCCGATATCGCGGAGGGCAGAGAGGACGGCGACACCGGCATAACACCGGCCATGCCGGAAGAAGAGGCGGTGGAACGCCTCAACGCGCTTGAAGAGTCAGAGCGCGAGAAGATAGCGCGGCTCATACGGCAGCTGTCAAAAGAGATAAACCTCCCGCGCGTTATCTCGCATACCGTGGAACTACAACGCAACGTGCCGGTTCTGGTGGACGGCAAACCAGAACGCCAGAACCGGGTAAGCGTCCGGTGGCGGCGGAAGGTACTTATAGGCCGGACTCGACCACTACTGGTCATAGACGCGGATGCCGACGAGGAAATCACCCGGCGCCTGTTTGGCGGGCAGATTGAGCATGTCACCATTCCGGTCAGGCGGAACGCGGTGGTCACACAGTGCCATACTTCAAATTTCTCGCGGCAATCCCTGCTGGGCTTCGACGGCGCTGCGCCGGATTTCAACGCCAAGGCCGCGCAACGCCTTGAGAGCGTCAAGCTCGCCATCCGTAAACTCAGCAAATCTTCCAGACTACTTGTCGTCTGCCCGTTACCGGTCAGGCGGGCCATAACGGGCGAGGATGCCCCGCATCTACCGCTGTCCTGCGAATGGGAAGGGGCTACTATCTCACATTTCGGGCGTATACGCGGCGTGGACGACTGGAAAGGTTATGAGGCGTGCCTTACCATAGGCCGGGAACAACCGCCGCCGCTGGCGGTAGAGGCGCTGGCACGCTCGGTATGGGATGACGACCCAAAACCGCTTAACCTGCCTGGCACATACAGCAAAGCGCCACGCGGATACCGAATGCGCGGTGGCGCGAAGCTGGGTGTTGAGGTTGACGTGCATCCCGACCCGCGCGTCCAACGGGTCCTTGAGCTTAAGCGCGAGCGGGAGTCGCTGCAAGCCATCGACCGCATCCGGCTTATCCATCCGGACCATATGAAGGACGTTTACATCCTCTGCAAGGTGCCTTTGGACATCGATGTCGACCGGTTAGCGGGCTTCGCGGAGCTATTAAATTGCGAGGGGACAAAACTTGAGCAAGCGTACCGCAGGGCGCGGCTTGGACTGCCACTTTGTGCAGACCAGATATCGAAGAATTGGCCGGACCTGTTTTCCTCAAAAAGAGTAGGAGAACACTGCATAATTCGTGATTTAGAAGGTGCCAGATTTGATATACCCAAAAGGGAAATATTATCTATTCCCCATTTGGGTATATCAAAAGCTGAGCCTAAAAATACCCTCCAATTGGTCCATTTTGGCAACTCAGATGCCATCCTAATCCGCTTTAGACCTCGCTCGAATGGCCGTGGAGGTCATCGCAACTGGTCAAGGGCGTTGGTCGCTGCCGACACGCCCTATTTCCGGGCACGCGTGCGCGACGCGATGAGTTGCGAGCTTGAGTTCGAGTTCCCCCCAACCGGTCTTGTCTCGGCCTCAGCTAAGCAAATCCAAACAACAGTCACAGGAGGAATCGTATGAGCAATCGTTCGAAAGGCAATATGCATGAGAAGAAAGTCGCGGATTACCTGAAAGGACAAGGGTATCTGGTGGAACGCAGTTTTGGTAAGCCCGGGTGGCAACCGGGCAGGGGCATAGTATTCTGCGCGCGTGATCTGTTCGGCGCGTTTGATATTGTCGCGATCAATCCGCCGAGCGAGGTGCGTTTCATCCAGGTAACCTCGGGTGCGGTAGCGGTACGGCGCAACAAGACATTCTCGGTCTGGCCACAGGCGGAGGTATGGGAACACCTTAGAGCTGGCGTTTACCGCATCCACAAGTCCGACGGCAACTCCGAAGTCATAGATGTAAAGGCGGCGGCATGCTGACACCGCTCATTCGCCAAGTCATTATCCGTAAAGGCTGGTCGCCAGTAGAGCTTCCCTGGCTTAAAGGCGAGCGAGTACTGGTTGTCTCAAGCGATACCCAAGTGGCTGCGGCAAAGGAGAAATACCCTGGCCTCGTGGATTATCTGCTGGAAGAATTAGACCTCATCCTGCCGCACGAGCGGGATTTCACGGCATTGAAAAACATCAATCTCGTGAAAAAGCACATCGGCGGCAGGATCATCGAGCGTCAAACTGTTTAAACAGCTTTATGGACTTTAACGAGGAAACCGACCAAAATGTATAAAGAGAAAATTTGCCGATTCTGCAAAGAACCGTTTAAGCCGGAGTTCTCTAACCAGAGCTACCACCCGAAGTGCAGACGCGCCTGGCGCAGGGATTACGAGCGCAAGTATAACCGGGAGTATCAGCGCAAGGTCAGGAAGCTTTTGAAAGAGGATTGGGCACAGGAGATAGACCAGTGAAAGGACGAAAACCGAAGTATCCGCAGGAAGAAATAAACCAAGTCGCGGCAAGACTGGCCGCAGGTGAAAGCCCCTCAGCATTGTCGAAGGAGTTGGGCTGGCCGCGCACGTCCATCCTGCGCTGCTCCGATAGCGCACGAGCTCCGTCACAGGTTACCGAGCAGGCCAAGAAAACCATCAAGGACAAAAAAGCCACCCAGCGAGAACGGCTATTCTGGCGGTTCGTGGAAGCCAATCTGCGACAGGGCATCCAGAAAGCGTCAGAAGCCGCGCCAAAAGAGGTCGCGGCGATGCTTGACTCCGCAGTGAAACTGAAAGCGCTCATGACCACTTCCGGCGGCGGGACGCGCGGCTCACTTATCAACTTCACCGAGGACACTATTATGCAGTTTACCCGCTTCATCAAGGGAGAAGTGGTTCCTGCTGTCGCGGCTGAGCAGGTAGCAGAAGCTGGCCTAGGCGAGGCCAAAGCCGACGTTTTGGAAAACGATCCCGAGGCGCGGTCTGAGGAGCGAAATGGCGAGTGAATCCGCGAAGAAGCGCGGGATTCACCTGACATAATGCACGATTATGTCAGGCTTTACCGACGAGAAACGACTATGAACAGACAGGTAAAAAATAGCGTAAATTTTGAGGCCGGAACGCGGTACGCTCCCCCTTTACAGATTTTGCGACAGTCTGATTTTGACCGAAATTATTTTTTTGCGGCAAAACAACTCTCATGACCAACCGAATACTTAATCAGGGCCCCCTCCCAGAACTGGACGCCAAGAGCCTCCAGCGGAAGCTGTTCGACCTCTTTGCCTTTGCGCGGGACGTACTGGGCTATCACCACATCAGCAAGCTGCACCTGCGCTGGTATAAAGAACTGCTGGATCATCGCTATATCCTGCTTTTGAGCCCCCGGGGGCATCTCAAGACCTCGGCAGTCACAGTGGGCTATTCCCTCTGGCGGCTTACGCAGGACCATAACCTGCGCATTTCCATCCTTAACGAAGTGCTCGGCAACGCCAAAGATATCCTCCAGACCATCAAGGCGCATATCTCCAGCGAAAAGTTCCAGGAGCTTTACGGCCACTGGGACACCCTGAGCAGCATGTGGACGGCTGAGAAGATTCTTATCCCCCGCGACAAGGTGCTCAAGGAGCCCAGCATCTCGGCTGCGGGCGCACTGGGTACCATCGTAAGCCAGCACGCGGACCTGATAGTGATAGACGACCCACACAGCGAGAAGAACTCCCAGACGCCGAACCAGCGCAAGAAGATAATCTCGTGGTTCCAGAATACTGTCATGCCCATTCTGGAGCCGTCCGGCCAGCTGATAGTCTGCATGACCCGCTGGCATAAAGACGACCTGGCCGGGCATATTATGTCCGATCCCGGCTTCAAGAACTGGCACGTAATCGAGCAGCGTGCAGAATGGACTGATGAGGCCGGTAAACGCCAAATCTTATTCCCTGAAAAATGGTCACCGGAAGCACTGAACCAAATTAAGGCCAATATGGGCAGCCAGGCCTACCGTACGCAGATGCTCAACGATGTCGCCGGTCAGGAAGGCTCGGATTTCAAAATTGAATGGCTCACCGCCTGCCGCTATGCGGAAAAGCCGAAGGACATGAATATTTACATAGGCGTGGACCTTGCGGCCGGCAGTGCTGAGTCCCATTCGAAGTTCGCCTATGTGGTCCTGGGAATCCCAAAGGGCGACAAAGACGCCTATGTGCTGGCGGCGCATAAGGACAGCATCCAGTTCCCGGAGCAGGTAAAAACCATCAAATGGCTCTGCAAGTTCTATGAGCCCACCGAGGTGGGCATCGAAGCCAACGCCTATCAGCAGTCTATGCTGCAGGTGTTGCGAGTGGATGAGGAGACATCCCGCCTGCCGATAAAAGGCATCACCACTCAGGGCGACAAGCAGCGACGCATCAGAGGGCTGGCGCTGCTGTTTGAAAACAGGGCTCTCCGGCTGCCCGAAAGCTTGCCGGAGCTGGAAGAGGAACTCCTGCATTTCCCATTGGGTAATGACGACCTGCTGGATGCGCTCTGGCTGGCGATGGAGGTCCTGCGAAAAAAGAAGGTGCCGCCGAACATCAGATATGTCTCTGATTTCGGCCAGAGCAGATACAATGACTATATCTAATGCGGATGATAGCGGCTTGTCTATAAGACTCGTCAGTAATGTGACTGGCCGGGAATTTGTCGCGGCACATCATTATGCCGTCATCTGCCCCCCCATCACGAAGATAACCTACGGCCTATTCAAAGGCGAGAAATTGGTAGGCGTTGCTCTCTGGGGCTTCGGCACCCGGCCCATGCACACCATCCGAAAGCTGTTCCCGTCCCTGAGCGTGAATAATTATCTGGAACTTAACAGGTTCTGCGTCCTGGACGAGATGCCCCGGAATACCGAGAGCATGTTCCTGAAGCAGTGCTGCCAACATATCAGGCAGGATTTTCCGAATGTCCATGTGCTATTCAGCTGGGCCGACGGCCTCAGGGGCAAACCCGGCTATGTCTACCAGTCGGCCAACTGGCTATACGGTGGTTTTATTAAGAGCCAATTTTACTGCACGGGAGACGGCGAAGTGGTTCATCCCCGGCTTTTGATTACCCGTTACGGGACGAGAGCCAACGAATTCACCCGTGGTATCGGCCTGACCAAAATATCAGGCTTCCAGTTCCGCTACTGTAAATTCATGTGCTCGCATAAACTGCGAAAGGCCTTAATCAAGGAGTCGCCGTTTAACTGGCGCAGCAAATATCCGAAGAATGGCGATTTGCGGTGGTGGATAGATGCGGAGGAGGGCTCAAGAGAGAGCCGTGAGGTTCCCATCCTCAAGGGGTCGGGGCGGTTCCGGCACTCCGCTGGGATTTCAACGGGGGACACGCTATGGGCATAAGGGAACAACTGATAAATGCGCTATTCGGCGGCGTGATCCGTGCCGAGGTCGAGAAGTCGTCCAAACAGATAATCTCGTATGTCACCGGCCTGCCCGCCACCGGCGACGGCATCCTGCCAGATATCGACTTTGAGATTTTCAACCAGATGTACGAGCAGACCTCCTGGGTCCGCGCCGTAGTCGGGGTTATCTGCAAGGCTGTAACTGCCCGAGGCTATTCGCTGGCACCCGCAAAGGTTAATGCCGACCCAAAGAATGCTGAAACTCTGCAGGAGTTCTTTGCCAACTGTAATCCCAACGATACCCTGCTGGAGATACTGGACGATATAGCTCGCGACGTTTATGTGTTTGGGAATGCGTTTCTTGAAGTGGTTTATGGCCCGGACGGCAAACCACGCGAGTTGTGGAACCTCGACGCGACCAGCATACGGGTAAAAGCAGACGAGCACGGTTCCATTACAGGTTACATCCAGGTCCCGCGGAACCAGCCGGGAAAGGTCGAATTTAAAACCAGAGAGGTTATTCACTTCAAACTGGGAACCAAGGGGGCTACCCTATACGGCCTTTCCCCGCTGGCTTCGCTGATACTGCCGGTGACGGTGGACAAATACGCCCAGATATACAACCGGGCGTTCTTCCTGAACGGCGCGAAAATCCGGGGCGCGTTCATCATGAAAGACGCGACACCGGAGCAGGTGGACCGCAACCGTGACTACATGGCGGCCCGCGCCAAGAATCCGGATATGGCGCACTCAGACCTCGTGCTGGAGGGCGACATCGAGTTCAAACAGATAAGCACGACCCAGAAGGACATGGAGTTTCTGGAACTCAGGGAGTTCACCCGGAACGAGATCCTGGCCGTTTATGGTGTGCCGCCGAGCAAGGTCTCTATAATCGAGACCGGCAATATCGGCAGCGGCAGCGGCGAGCAGCAGACGGCGACGTTTTACGATGAGACTATTTCGCCCTTCCAGATGCGGCTGGCGGAGAAAATCACAAAGCACGTCATCCGGCAGGGCTTCGGCATCTCGGACTGGTCGTTCCAGTTTAATAAGCGGGCGATAGACGAAAAAGACCAGGCCGAAATATTTAACATCTACCTGCAAAACGGCGTTTTCAGCCCGGATGAGGTCCGCAGGATTGTAGCGCCACGAATGCCGGAGATGCAGAAATCGCTGAACCCGCGCGAGACTATCGCCAACGCCACCCGTGCCGTAGTTGCCCTTGAGAACAGGTTTGTTGACGCGGTAAGGGCCATCTTCCGCAAGATAGGCGACGTGGTGAAGGCAAAACTGCCGGGCCTGAAACGCGAAGGCGACCTGGAGGTCCTGCTCCAGCTGGTGGACAAGGACAAGGTCGCCAGGACCATAGAACGGTTCGCCCTGGAATCCGCATATAAGGGGCTGGAACTATCGGCACAGCGGGCCGGGCTTGAGGGCATTGAGGACTTAAGCCATGCGGCACATGAGAAACTCAAAACCGAGGCCTCAGCGCTGGCCGATGACCTGACGCGCGGCATGGTGGACCGGCTCCGGGAGGAACTGTCGGCCGGCATCAGGGCAAATGAGACCATCCCGCAGCTTATAAAGCGCATTGATACCTGGGTCGGCAGCCAGACTATCACGATAAAGCCGGTTCTGGATGCCGATGGAAATATCATCAGAGCCGCCAGCAGCCGGGTAATTGGCAAGAATGTGCTGGCCGAAGTGATAGCCCGCACGGAGGCCAACCGGGCCTATAACGCCGGGAATTTGGACGCGCTCAAGCAGGCTGGCGTTGAAAACGTGCAATGGCTACTGGCCTCGGACGCCTGTAAAGAATGCGCCGAGTTGGCTGAAGTTGCGCCCGGAGAGAAGCTCGGCAAGATTATGGCGCTGGATGATGCACAGGACATGCTGCCCGCGCATCCAAATTGCCGATGCACATGGGTTACAGTACTGGAGGAAAAATGAGCACTGAAACGATGAAGATTGATTTTGCGGACTACGGACAATTGTTCCGCTCGGACCCAGCCAAACTGCCGGACCAAGACCTGCTGGCAATGGATTTCATTCTGCACAGGGCATGGGCCATGCTGCAGGCGGGACATAAGGTGTTTGATGAAAAGACGAACTGGGACGCGCAGGATATTCTGGTTCTGCATGTCATAGTCCTCCAAGAGATGAGCCGCCGGGCCTTTCAGCATACGATACAGGACAATTTGCAGGAACAAACCCTGGCTATTATAGCTGACGAAACCGACGTGGAAGCTGAGGAGGATGCCGAGAAGGGTGTGCGGCAGGCCTTCGGCTCCTACGGTGGCAAGCGCTTCCTGGCTCACCGCATCGCCTCGTATATCCCCCACCACCGCACATATGTCGAACCGTTCGCGGGCGGGGCCGCCGTTCTCTACGCCAAAGACCCGTCGCCGCAGGAAGCATTGAATGACCGCGACGCGGAAATAGCCTTCATGCACAAATTCATCCGCGACCACAGCCAGGAGGACACGAACGCTCTCGCAAAGCGGGAGTGGACAATCCTCAGGGAGACCCACGAACGGCTTAAGGCTATGAAGCCGGAAACGGATCGGGACAGGTTCTATAAAGCGTTCTATCTCACACGATCCTCTTACGGCAAAATGCGCGGCGGCTCATTTAATCCCGCTAACGAGGGCGTAAAAATAGACTTTCCGAACACAGTAGAACGCGCTCAGGAGCGCCTGCGCAACGTGGCGGTCAGCAATAAAGACTACCTGCAAGTCCTGAAGGAGTATGACAGCCCAGACACGTTCTTCTATATGGACCCGCCATATCCGGACAAGTTCAACCTCTTCGATTTCGGCTTCAAGGAGGAAGAATTTCTGAAAGCTGTTAAAGCCCTCAAGGCAAAATGGATTGTCTCATACCCATCGGAACATGCCAAGGTTTTCAAAGGCTATCACGTCTATATCGTGAAGCGCCGGAACCAGATGCGGGGCCCGGGCGGCAACAAGGAGTGGGTTACAGAAATGATGGCCTCCAATTTTCCCTTGAAGCCGGTGCATCTCTACATAGAAAAGGATGCATTGCCGGAGCCGGAGTCAATAAACCAAATACCAGAGATTTTCCCCCATTTGGTTGATCCATTGGAGAAGATACGCGGCGCGTTCAAAAGTCCGGGCGGCAAATACCGGCTATATAAGAAAATCATCTCCCTCATCCCGGAGCATAAAACTTTCGTAGAAGGATTCTGCGGCGGCGCACAAGTGTTTTTCCACAAGAAGCAGTCGGACACGGAGGTGATGAACGACATCAACTCTGACCTCATATTCGCATACCGCTTCATCAAAGGCATGTCGCCGGAGGATTTGGCCTGGCTTAAGAAACAAAACTGGATAATCTCCAAGGCGCACGCAAAGAAGGTGTTTGAATCTGTGCCCAAAACGCCCAGAGAACATTTTTACCGTGTGGCATATCTGAATAAGGCCACATACTGGGGCCGGACCGACGTGATGGAAGGCGTCCGGAATCACGGCTCAAGCGGCGAAGGGATGCCGATAAGGCTCGTAGACCATCTGCCGGAAATACAGGAGCGCCTCAAAAGCACAAGACTTCATTCGTGGGACTGGAAAGAGGTTATAAAGGAATACGACTCGGACAACACCTTCTTTTACTTGGACCCGCCCTATCCTCTCCACTGGCCCAAGGAAGGCGGCAAGCATGGCTCAAAATTCTTCAAGGAAGAAGATCTAGTCCCGACACTCAAAAGCATAAAGGGCAGATTCCTCTTGAGCTATGAGCTGGAAAAGATAGGGCTGTTCAAGGGATTTAAGACGTACCGCATCAAGACATTATGGACGGGAGTGCATCACATGGGAGCAAGGAAGAAGTATGAATTGTTAGTGGCGAACTATCAAGTCATGCCGATGGACATCTATTTGGAGAAATTGGCACAGACTAGTGTAATGGAGACACACCCAAAATAGAATAATTCTCTAAATACTTTTGCGCCGAAATATATTCACCAACCGATTTCGCATCACTCATTTTTTCATTTGCTGGTTTTGCATTTAACGCGAACTTATAGCTATCGCTTTTGGAAAATCCCTTTTTGCGATAAAAGTATTTTAAGGCATCAGCAACGATGCCTGCAGGGAACACATACACATCAGGGTGTGGTTTGGCGGTTAAATCCACACAACACACCCACCTACGCTCTAGTGAAATAACATCATACTGCGGATTAGCATACTTCTTTTGAAGCGCCCATCTTCTGGGATACGACGCGGTCGATTTCACCTCTATAAAAGCATTGTTGCCATTTTTGTCAAAGACCAAGAGATCGTAGCCGATAGTTGCGCCCCATTGCAATGACACCATGTATCCGCGCTGAGTCAATCGTGATGCGACAAGGAACTCACCTGCAAGTCGACTTAGATTTTTTCGCTCGTTGGATATCTTTTTCATGGATTACTCACACAGTGAAATCTGCTTTAAAAGCTCATCAAGAAGTTCATTAAAGTCCTGGTTAAAATCTATCTCCGCACCAGGCTCAACATAAAGCCAGGTTTTGCCTGCGCAGTGGAAATATTTAATGCGTGATTTTGATAAGTGAGGGGTGTATTTCTTAACGCTTTCAGGTCCGGTATTTATTCCAGCATAAAATATAGCTGGCAGGCTTAGTTTATATGGCTCCCACCATACTCCGATTTCAATTATGACTTCTTGTTTGATATTCTTAAATTTCCCATACAGCAGGGCATACGACCAATAGCCATACCCCGTTCCCTTTCCAGTGTCATTATCAAACGCGGTCCGTTTCTGTGATGGAGTGAAACTTTTCCAGTCTGTGCGATCTCTTAACACTTGCTCAATACGTCTCGGCATTTCTGCCTGAAACCTTTCCAATGTGACAAGAGCATCGATGTAACACCCAACCCCTTCTTTAAGGAATTCCTCGTGTGTTTGGTTCATTTCATTAGTCCTTGCTCCAGAATTTCCATCATTTTACCTATCCCACTATATTGTTTAGGCAACTTTCCGGCTTTAGGTATTACCGGAAAACCCAAGATCTTTTGTTCAATCGATCCGCAAAAACCATGCGCATAGGAACACCATCTTAAATCCTCTTTTTGACGCAGTATGGCTTTTCGAAGCGCAATAGTCACGTCCTCCCAAAATACTTCCTGAATTTTAATAACCCCTTGGACAGTACCCACACATTCTTCCCATAACTCGCGTGATTCGCGAGGGATTAATATATAGTCGGACCAACAATGAGAACTACTATCCGAGTGTTTTCCATGCAACTCCGAAGCAGTACTAAAAGTTTTCAAAAAGCTCTCATCCCATAATTTAACTTCTAAATGCGTGGAGTGGCCTTCATCCCAATGTATGACCATATCGGCGCGATGCGTCTCTGTAGATTCCTCTCTGATTACTTCAGGATGATGATATGGATTGTTCTGTATTTCCAATTGCGGAAACAACTCAGCGGCAAAACCGACGTCTCGAGAAGTTTGTAGCAAATATCCCAGCCAATCAGACCACGCCTCTTCGCGACTTAACCGCAGTGGTCTCAGACTTTCAGAATTGATCCGACAGGGATCTCCCCCATATCTCTCAAACACACTATCCCATTGGGTTAACAAGTCTGGCAATTTGGAGTAATCCTGCTCAAAACACTGCAATCCGAGTAATCTAAATCTTTTTGTGGCATCCCAGTCCTTCGACTTAGAAGGGCCCAATATCGCTTGCCAGTTTTTAAATACTTTCCATTGTGGGACTACTTTCATAACCGATTTCCCCTTTAGCAGATTTTAACATTTTGACTATGCAAACTGTTTAAACAGTTTTATGGACAAACGCAAGCCGATGCATTAGAATTTATATATGCCAGAAATGCAGGCGCCGGAAACACTGGAGTCTAAATTTGAGGAGCTTACAGCACAGCTCCGCCGGGAGCGTTTCTACGGCACACTCGAGGTCCACTATCAAGATGGCCAGCTTGTGCGTGTAAAGAAGCACGAAACTGTCCTCGTAAAGGACATGCGCAGTTTGCGGGAATAATTTTTTAGCGCTGTCGAACTGAGTCGAAGCGTTGTTGGTCCCAGTAGCATCGGGACCGGCAACGCTTTTTTTGTTTTGGGTAATCATGAAGAACGAGAACACACTGCAGGAAAAAGTCGGGTTCAATTTCCCGGTACAGGTATTGAAATATGCCGAGGAGGCTGGCGAGTTCCACGTGGTGGGCTATGCTGCCACGAGCGATTTCGACTTGCAGGGTGACATCATCACCGAGGAGGCCTTGAAAGCCTCATCGCTGGACCTGCTGAAAAACTCCACCGTACTGCTCAACCACGACATGAAGCTGCCCATCGGCAAAGTTACCAAGGTCGAATTCGACCAGCATGGCCTCTTGATAGACGCGCTTATTTCAAAGACCGAGCAGGACATCATCCAGAAAATCAAGGAAGGCGTCCTCAACAAGTTTTCGATTCGCGGACAGGTGCTGGAACGGGAAAGACAGTTCTCCCCGGAACACGACCGCATGGTCAACATAATCCAGCGCATGAGCCTGGTTGAAGTGTCGCTCGTATCGGTCCCGGCAAACCCGGAGGCAAAGGCTATCGGCTGGTATATAGCGAAAGCCCTTGACGAAACAGAAGAACAAGGAGGCAAAACAATGCCAGATGAAGTGATCATAGAGGAATTACCGGCGCAGGACGCAAATCCCGCGCCGCCGCCTGCCGCCGAGCCGCCTGCCGCACCGGCCCCGGAAGAAAAGCCCAAGCCCGCCGACGCGGTCGCGCAGGTGCAGGCGCAGAAACCGGCTGAGATCCAGAAATCGGATGTCGGCGGACTGCTGGATAAGCTGATAACCATCGGCGGCCAATCCGGTGTTATCGCGCAGCAGCTTAAAACGCTGCTCAAACCGCCCACCGCAGAACCGGCCCCGGCGGCAGTCAAGCCGGTCGAACCGGCAGACCTGGCCAAACTTATCGCAGGTGAGGTCGCCAAGCAGCTGGAGTCCGCGCTAAAAGCGGTTCCCACCCTGCGCAAAGGACTTGTCCAGCCGGATAACGAGGCCGATGAAATCAGGAAGCAGTTCGACAGCCTGCCACCCGAGAAAAAGCTCCGGGCGGTACTGGCGGTTCGGGACAACAAATAGGAGGAACACAGAATGAATGATTTGGAACAGCTCAAAAAGGCGTTAGACATGGCAAACGCGGGCGGTGCGCTCCAGCAGCCCATGGTGGACAAGGTGCTGCAGGAACTCATCGAGGTCAACAACCCGCTGCGTGTGAACCTGCCCCGCAAGCCGGGCTCCGGCTCCGCGTGGATACTGAACCAGCGCACCTCAAGAGGCGCGGGCGCCAGTTTCGTGAACGACAGCGAGGAACCCACGGAAACGCAGGGCAGCGTCGCGCAGAAGACGTTCCCTTATGCGAGCATTCTGGACCGCCGCAAGATTACCCGCAAACTCCAGGCAGTAGGCAAAAGTATGCTGGATGTGGAGGCAGAGGAAGTCGAGAACGGCCTGCAGAACGTGCGGGATACCGAAGAAAACGCCCTAATCAACGGGGATGCTTCTATCAACAACAAGCAGTTCAACGGCATCCGTAAGCTTATCCCAAGCGGCCAGGTGGCGATTGCCGGGGCAAACGGCGCACCGCTGACCCTTGAACTGCTGGATGCGGCCATAGACCTCAACCGGGGCAATCCCAACATGATCATCATGTCGAAAAAAGCCAACCGCAAGCTGAACGGGCTTCTGCAGGCCCAGCAGCGGTTCACGGACACGATGGAGGTCAAAGGCGGATTCCGGGTACAGAGCTACAACGGCATCCCGATCTTCCGGTCCATCTGGATATCGGACGCGCAGACGCAGGGCACCGCCACCAACTGCACAGACATCTTCGTGCTGGACACCTCCTCCGTCTGGATAGGCGAGCTAACGCCGCTGAAAATGCTCCGGCTGGCGCAGAAGTCCTCGCAGGGCAGCGAGTTCGACATCTTCGAGGATATCACGCTGGTTCTGGCCAATGACATCAAAGCGTCCCGGCTGGCCGGTGTGACACTGTAAGGAGGCCGGATGTTCAGACTTAAAAAACTGCATCCCCCGTTCGGGACCAAGGAAGCGCCGGTTATCGAAGCCTCCTATGCCGAAGGCACGGTCGAAGTCGTAGACGGCCTGTGCAAGGTAAAACTGCCGGAAACAAGGGACCGACTGCTTAAAACCGGCTATGTAGAGCTTACCACGGAGAAACCCGCACAGCCGAACGGGAAAGGCAGGAAAAGGAGGTGAGTGCCCGTGGCGCATCCGTTCCCCTTACCACCGCCGCCCAATTTCAGGGTGGCGCAGGTCGAGCCGACGCATATCCGGCTGACATGGTCGGACTACCCGCCGGAGTTTATCGCCAACCGGCGATTACGCGGCTTCCGGCTCTATAAATCAGCCGTGGCTGGCGAGCTTGGCAGGCGCATAGCGGACGAATCAACGTTGAGCAACGGGGTTTATCAGTATGACGATAATGAGGCTGATGCTGGTTTTGATAGGTTTTACATTCTGGTAGCGGTTGAGGACACCGGCTGGGGCAACGGCACATATGGCATCGGCCCCTATGGCCAGCCAGATGCAGGCGGGTTCGATTTGATGCCGTATAACTCCCGGCCTTGGGGAGCGCCAGTCAGAGGATTCGGTGAAGCGCCATTTGGCGCAGAAGCATTTGGATTTTGAGGAACTTACATGGCTGAAACATTTACAGACAAGCTGAAACTTTCAAAACGCGACACCGGCGACCTTAACTGGGGCCAGGGCGCGAACGCCAATCTTGAGGCGTTGGACGCGCATAGCCAGCAGGCCTATCTTCGCCCACCTAGGACACTCCTCTCCACGTTAGGGAATGGTGGCGTTGGGGCCAATATATCAGGCGGAATAGCCTATTTTTACAAGATTACCGCGATCAACGCGGCAGGCGAGACTACAGAAAGTAAAATCCCGGCAGTAGTTGAAGCGCAGATAACGCAGCCTGCCACACCGCTTCCCGTTATCCTGCAGTGGGAGCCGGTCAAAGGCGCATCCGGTTACAAAATTTATAAAGCGACAGCCTCAGGCCAGCAGAAATACCTGGCCTCCGTTTCAGGCGAAGCCACCGTCACATATACTGACGACGGGAATACCGCAACCAACCCGGGGATAGCGGTACCCACCGCTAACAGTGCCCGGACATCGGTTTCCAAGATAATCGCGGGTAATAACATCACGCTGACACCCACTGATGGCACGGGGGATGTAACGATAAACGCGACAGGCGCAGCCGGTCCCGCCGATGCGTCGGACACTGTAAAGGGCATAACAAAACTCTCAGTCACACCTGCCGCCCCGACTAACCCAATCGCGGTCGGAGACAACGACCCCAGAAATAGCAATTCAAGAGCGCCAACCGGGAGTGCAAGCGGAGACTTAGCTGGAAATTACCCAAGCCCGACGGTCGCAAAGTTGCAGACCAAAGCAGTCTCAGCAACGGCACCGGCGGACGGACAGATATTGAAGTATGTGTCCGCCAATTCGCAATGGGAGCCAGCGACACCGGCAGCCAGCGGCGGAGGCTATGTCAAAGTGGTTGTCGCCGCGCCGTCCGGCGTCGCCGCAACCGACCAATCCAATATTCAAACCGCTTTGAATTCTATTGGGACAGACGGCGGCATTGTCCTCCTACGGGAAGGAATTTATCAGTTAACGGGCGCGCTGACGGTCAAGCTTAAGACCAGAATTCAAGGCCAGGGAATGGATGTGACCGTTCTTAAGGCTCCCAACCTGGCTCTAAATGCCAGCCTGTTTGTGAGTTCTACATTCCCCAATCCGTCCCAATCCATTGAGTTTTTGGATGTCGGTTTTGACTGGACTGCTGTTCAGGGAGAAGATACAGCACTGCTCTCCGGCACAGGCGGCGGCACCAATACCATCGACTTTGTCAAAATCCTGCGCTGCAGATTCAAGGGACACACCTATACGCTAAGACTGCATATGACGAGGCTCGCCAATGGCTCAGCATATGGTTGGGAGATCGCCCACTGCGTTTTTGACGGGAACCAAAGGACAAATTTCCATTTCCTGAGCACTGCCAGCGTGGGCATGGTTTTCAAGACCAACATCCACCACAATATCTTCAAAAATTCATACACGGAAGGGATATTCGTTCAGCTGCGGACACAGGACACTGTTTTCACGAACAACATCATCCATTCCCAGGCGGCGGGCGCATTGCTGGTGGAACGCAGCGATTCATCAGCGTCATCACTTGACTCAATCGTCAGCTCCAACATTATTTACACCGGCGCGGGACAGATGGCGCTTTATATCAGGGGCCCGAACGGCTCCTTTGTGGGTAATAAACTAGTCGGCGGCGGCAAGATTCTGCTGGAAGCCAACGGCACTAACAACCTCGTGGAAGCCAATCATGGCGACATTGAGCTGAATTCCGGAGTGTACGGCAACAGCATCATCGGCAACAAAGGCACGTTGACCGATAATTCAGGCGCGGCAAATACGATAGTATCCACTTTCGTTTCGGGAGTAAGGAAATCAGGCGAGGCCGCCCCGCTGGCGGGCGACGTGAAACTTGAGGCGGGCAGTAACATTACCCTGACGCAGGACGCCGTAAACAACAAAATCAGCATCGCGGCCAGTGTTGGGGCTTGGATAAAAGTTCACGAGGAAATCCTGACCAGTACCGCCAGCCAGTTCTCGGCCGTCACGGGGCTCGATCTCGACACACACAAGCTTTACAGATTCATCCTTTCTATCAGGGACAAGTCGGGAACCGCAGGTGATCTCGAAGCGCAGCTCATAATGAACAACCTGACAACCCTTACGAATTACCAGAGCCGCAGACGGATTTACGGCAACGACGGGACTATAACACTGAACGCCGCCGAGGCTGCGCCGGTTATAACGAAGCTGGATGACCACGCTTTTGTAGAAGGCTACATCCACAATCAGTCAGGGAATGACTATACCTGCCTTATCGCAAAAACGCATAAAGGCGTCCCGTGGTACTGGAGCATGGAAGATGTAATACTGACCACATACAACATCGTCGGCATAAATCTCACACAGATTCAGGTTAAATCACACGACATAACGAAATATTTCGGCGCGGGGTCATGGCTGAGGATATTAAGGCCCGCGTAACAAGGAGAAACTAAAATGGCAATAATTGAATCGCAGTTATCGCAGCAGGTCGTAGGCAATCTGGCGGCTGATATCTTGTCAGCCGAACCGCCTGTACTGGGGCTTATTCAAGCCAGCCAGTTTATAGACGGTTTAACACCCAAAGGCAAGACGCGACTTACCTTAAACTGGACTGCGCCGACCAAAAACGAGTTTATAGCTGGCGAACTGCTCAAAAATCCGGACGGCACACCCGATCTGTCAGACGGCGTGGCTAACGCGTTGCATGAAATGCAGTTCGACCCGATAGTCGCCGGTTCCTTTGGCGTCTTTGAGCGCACAGGTGCGTCGGTGAGCGTTAAAACCCTTTCCGCTTCGACAGTACACGGCCAGCGCGTGATAAACATCGGCACACCTGTTCCGGGTGATATCATCGCGGGGGCCAAGATAGTCATAGACGATGGCGTGACGAATAAAGAGGAATACGTCGAGGTTAAGGCGGTGAACACGCTGACCGGCGATGTAACGCTGGTCGACGGGCTGTTCTACCCACACGCCTCAGGCGCGGCAGTTAAGCAGGTTACTCTTTCGGCCAAGACTCTCTCCACGCATTACAGCCTTGAGCTGTCTACCGGCGTTCTTACCGAGCTGGCTGGCGGTTTTACGGCTGGCAACCGGCTAGTCATCCGGTATCAGGGAACGCTACAGGACCTCGACCATTACGAGCTTTACCGGGTGCCCGGCAATGCGCCGGTCTCTATCCCGATCAAAGCGAACGTGCTGGCCGCGTCTGGCGTGTCAGCGGTAAGCTCCGCTATCCCATCCACGGCAACCTCCTTCCAGGATCAGACACCACTGGACCCGGATAACGGCAAGGACTTCACGTATTACCTGTTCAGCGTGGACGATCAGGGCAATGCATCCAATCTGACCAGCGAGGTGATGACGCAGAACCAGCATCTGGCGTTTGTTGAGCTTATCCCGACTGTGCCGCAGAATCTGGCGACCGAAGTATCGTCCAACAAGGTGGTGGTCTCCTGGGATGCGCTCTCGGACCCGAACGCCAACGGCTATAACATCTTCCGTGCGCCAGGCTCCACATTCGACCCCGCGCAGGCCTTAAAGGTGAACTCCACGCTGATAGGGAAAGGCACAGGCCGGGTCAGTTTCGACGATAGCGCGAGCAACGCGTCCAACCGCAGGCCTGCCGGGGACGTGCCATACCCGCAGGACGGGCAGACTTACAGCTACAAGGTAGAGGCCGAGGACACCACGACCTACTGGACCGACGGTACGGCCAATATCCCCACACTAGACACCAGCGCCTCCAAAACGGCTGGCATCGGCGATGGGACAGGCGGGAGGTAGTGATGTCTGACGGCGAGAATCCTGTATTAAACGTCAACCGGCCAGGCTGCGCCCCCAAGGCAGTTGTGTTTATGAATAAGAACCAGCGGCCTATGACGCCTGCAGAGGCCAAGCGCGCCCGGTTCGTTAAGAACCTCAGGAACAATTACGCCCGGCTTAATGAGGCGTTGGCGTTCTTTGAATACTTCGCCGGGATCTGCGAGCTTTCCTTTGACTGTCGAGAATCCATCAGGAAAGCCAATAAGGAGGCTATCGAAGAACTCGGCAGGAAATTGGCAGAGAAGCTTGCCGAATACGATAAACGGCTTAAGGGGGATGCGTAACCCATGGCACGACTGGCGTCACTCTTGTCACAGGGAATATCGGACGTAATACCAACGTCCTACACCATCCCCGCGTTGGTTTCGGCCATGACAGGCGGCGAAATACCAGAGTCCGGCATATTGCTGGAATGGATAGAAGCCGCCACAGAAGAAATAGACCGCCGGTCAGGCATGTGCTTCCGCGCCAAGCAGTTCACGAATGTATTGGACGGTGACGACTCGGATTCCATCTTTCTGGACTGCTATCCGATACTGGAGATTACTTCTCTTGTGCTGGACGGCGATATTATCCAGCCAGAGGACTATATCGTACGGAAAAAGACCGGGATTATCCGGCTAAAAGACCGCGCGACACCTATTGGCATCGCTAACGTAATTGTCAGCGGCATACACGGCTGCCAAAAGGTCCCGGCGCTGGTTCAGAAGATAGCCACCCTGATAGCGGCAAAGACCGCCTTGTCATCCCGATTTGAGCCGTTGGTCGATAGCGAGAATATAGGCGATTTCTCGCAGACACGCTCGTTCAAGAAACTTAATGACGAGCTGGACAGGGCATGGGCCGCGCTCGGCAAACGATTCAGGGTGACGACACTATGATTGAAAAGCGGCTGCTGACCGAAACAGTCACCATCCGCAAGCCGGTCCAGCAGTTTGTAAGCGGCACCAAGCAGCCGGTTTTCAACTATGAGACAGTCGCCACGGGTGTAAAAGCCAGATTCAACCCGGGCGGGACAACGATAAATCGGAATGTGCTGGGGCAGACACCCAAAGGCTCGTTTAGGCTGTTTCTGAACCCGACCGAGCTTAAAGTGAACTATGAAATTGTCCGTGAGTCGGACGGAGAAGCGTTTCTCGTAACCGATGTTAAGAATTTCTGGAACCATCATCTGGAAGCCATGTTGGAGGAAAAGAAGTGATCCGCATCATCTTAAAGGAAAAAGGCGAGATAACCAAGACGCTACCGCAGTTGCCGCAACGGCTGCGCAACGCTATTGTGCGGGCCATGCGCGAATCGGCTGTGCTTGTCCAGAGCTACGCCAAGCTATATGCGCCGGTATTCCGAGGACTGTTACGAGTCTCAATAGCCCAGAACGTGACAGAAGAAGGCAACCGGATAACCGGCGAGGTTGGCTCAGGACTGGTTTATGCTTCCGTACTTGAGGAAGGCCGTAATCCGTGGCCCGGCGCTATGCCGCCGCCGACAGGCGACCTGCGCACCTGGGCACGGCGCAAACTGGGTGACGAACGGCTGGCATTTGTGGTCGCCAGAGCCATCAAGCGGCGCGGATTCCGGGCCCAGCCATATCTTAAGCCAGCGCTCTTGGGCGCAACGCCACGGATTCAGACTATTTTCCAGTCACGCATCCTGGAAGCATTACAGCAGGCGGGAGGTGCGACCTAATGAGTGCGCCGCGCCTCCATGAAACGCTCATAGCCGAGCGCATAGTCGACCTCATTGACCGGAACCTGTCTGAAACGATGGGCCTTAAGGTGGTCGCCATAGGCGCACTCGAGTTTTTCCCCGCTTTGGAGAGCCTGGCTGACAATGTCCCGGCTGTATTTGTAAAACCTGCGCCCGCTACCAGTCTTGAGCGCATTACGACCGGCCAGACGTACCGCATCGTCTATCATTTCCGGCTGGTGTTCGTAAAACCGTTCGGACCTAGCGAAGAGGTAGTCAAGCTCAAAACACTTGAGACGCAGAAGTTGGCTGAGCTGCTCATAGACCACGTGGACCTTGGCGGCCTGGCATTACCGAACGGACAGGTCTTGTTCTCGAGTCTGAAAGCTATCGAGTGGGAGCCGTCCGAGGATAATCTGGTCGCCACCATAAACGCCAATATGACGGCAACCGCGCTGGTATTTACAGTGGAAACGACAAGTCGCAAATAACGGAGGAATGAGAATATGCCCTATGCAATCGAAAATCAGAAATACGGCTTTAAAAAAGAAGCCACTCGCGGGATAGCCGAAGCCGCGCCGCAGAAATTCCTGGCGGTCGGAGCTGAGGCTCTGCTGGACTATAAATCGCTGCTTATAGCAGACGACAAGATACGCGGTTCCAAAGAATCATTCCCCTCCACTGCCGGGGTGCGAGAAGGCAGCGGCAAGCTGCCCGCTATCGACATTGAAGCGGATACGCTGGGAGATCTGCTACTCGGCTGTCTCGGCAAGGTTACGACCACACAGCCGGACGCTGTCAACTCGCCTACTGTGTTCAGACACACTTTCAAACCCGACAACCGGGTGCTGTTCCCGTCCTTCACATATTTTGCCGATCTCGGGCTGGGCGTTAAACGCTATCCGCTCACGGTCATCAAGAAATTGACTATGGCAGGCGCGGTTGACGGCAAAGGACAAGTCGAGGCGGAAGTGCTGTTTAAAAACGAGGAGCCGGCCGCCGCGTTCTCTGCGGTATTCGGCGCACCCAAACCGCTGATGTTCTTCCAGACCGAATTCAAACTCGATGGAGTCTTAAATCAGGACATTAAAAGCTGGACACTCAGTATAGACAACGCCTCGGCAGTGCACAGGACCTTAAACCAGTCCAGAGACGCGAAGGATATTGTGTCCACGGGCAGATTCATCATAGAAGGCGGCTATGAGATATTCTTTGAGACCGAAGCCAACCGCCAGAAATTCATTGATAATCTGCCGCAGGCAATAGACCTCGCCCTTACCGGCGACATCATAGAGGATGCGTTCAAAAACAAGTTGGAACTGAGCATCCCGAAAGCCAAATATACCGCCTATGCGTTCGGGGCGCTGGAAGGCCTGTTCGGCTCAGCTGTAGCATTTCAGGCCGAGCTGGACCCAACGCTGGGCTACAGTCTGCAGGCTATTCTCACGAATGCGGTAACGGGGTATTGATTATGAGCGAGCCGATAACGGCAGCCGAGCTTAAAATACGGCTGAACCGCGAGAAAGTTGTCGAGGTCTGCGGCCTGGCGTTTAAAATACGCCGGGTGCCGCTGCTATTCCTTGGCGATGAGACCGCCGATTTCTGGACGCTTGCCCGACAGGGCAAGGACGCGCTCGCAAAGCGCATGAATGAGCTTATCGCCAATCCCAAGCTGCCACAATTCCGGCGCGTGCTGCTATACGGCGTTCTGTCACCCAAGATATGCGTTGGCGACGAGGACAAGACTGCGGTTCCTGTCGACGATGTGTTGGCCGATTACCCGCTCGCGGTCGGGCTTTATGTCGAGATAATCAATTTCACACTTGCTGCCATAACCAAGGAGGCTTAAGTTATGGCCGGCTTCGAGATAATCTTCGAGGCCATTGACCAGGCCTCGCCCGCCATACAACGGCTGTCACAGCAGTTGCTGGATGCCGCACAGCGCTCCGATACATTTGCTGGCGTAATAGAAAAGACCACAGCGCGGGCCGATAAGGCGTTCGCGGCACTCCCCCCCAAAGTAAACGCAACGGCACAGTCAATGACGGCTGTGCAAGGTGCGGCCAATCAACTTCTAAATCAGCTGGCCGGGTTTGCCACAGTTGCTGGCATCTCGGCATTCTTTAAATCCACAGCAGACGCGGCATTGAGCGAGGAAGAAGCATTGCGCCGCCTGCAATTCGCGGTGGAGGCGACCGGTGGCTCTTTCGGCAAAGAAAAAGACAGGATCACGGCATTTGCGCAGGAACAGCAGGCATTAACCCGATTCTCGGACACGGAAACATATGACGCATTAGGCAGACTGACGCGTGTGACTGGTGATGCTGGCCAAGCTATGCAGGGCACAAGGCTCGCGTTCGGGCTGGCCTCCGCCTCAGGCAAGGATTTAAACACCATACTGGAACTACTGGGCCCGATACTGAATGGCGATGCATCACGCATGCGCGCGCTTAAGACCGAGTTCGGCGCGTTCATAGGGGATGCCAATACCGCGCAGGGCGTAATTGATGTCCTGTCCCAGAGGTTCGCAGGCGCGGCCGAGAAAGAAACCGGCTTTGCCATGCAACTGGCTTCATTACGGAACCGGCTGGACGATTTTAAGGAAGTTGTGGGCACGGGCGTGCTCCCGGTTTTCAAGTTTCTTCTTGAGGCGGTTCTTAAGGGCTCGCAGTTCTTTGAGGTACTTGGCGTGGTTATCGCCAACTGGGGCGCGAAGGCGATGGCTATCTTTGAGCAGACTGCCCGGGGCTGGGGCGCTATCTTCAAAGGAGAGTTCAGCCGCCTGCCTGATATCGTGCAGGAAGCCAACACAAAGATACAGGCCATCGAGGAAGCGTCTGTAGAGCAGGCAGCGGAGGTTCAACGCCGCTATTCCAACGAACGCCAAGGGCTGATAACGCAGGAGGCCGAGATCAAAGTCCGGGTTACTCAAAAATCAATCGAGGAAACCCGGCGCGAAGCTGATGAGAAAAAGCGTCAGGGGCAGGATGCGCATGACAAACTGACCCAGCTGGAAGCAGAGCGACTGGACTCGGAAGGCCGAAACCTTGAATCCCGCCTGCTACTCATAGAGCAGGAGAAAACCCAGCGGTTCCAAATGTTCGAAGAGCTGCGCAACAAGGGCCTGATAACCGAGGACGAGCTTATGGCGGCCCGCCTGAACGCCTCAGCCATCGCGATATCGGAATCCCAAAGAGTAAGAGATGCCATCAATTCAGACCTTATAGTAGTGCGCGACACACAAAAAGCGGTCTCAGATGCTTTCGCCTCCTCGTTTTCCGGCGCGGTAGCAGACATGATAATGGAGGGTAAGAGTTTTGAGGAGGCCTGGAAATCCGTAATGAATACGGTTTTAAGGACGGCTATTGAAACCTTTACCCGTGTGGCCGTAGAGCGGGCTCTGGCAGATTCCGCAGTTTCATCAGGCAGCGCCGCCGGTGGGATGGGCGGCGGGCTGTTAGCCGCCGGGTTTATGGCTGTCGCACCATCAGTATCAAAAGGCTTGAAGAAGATATTCGGCTTTGCCGAGGGCGCTATTGTCACAAAGCCCGTCCTAGCAACAATCGCTGAAAACGGCCCGGAAGCAGTTATCCCGCTTAACCAGTTAGGGAACTATGGTGGCGGCATAAGCGTCTCGGTCACACAGCATAACAATATAACGGTCTCCGGCATGGGCGATGAGCAGGTGCGGCAATTAATGCGCCGCATGTCGGAGGCAACGCGCTCCGGCGCGGCAGAAGGCGCGGAGCTGGTGAAGTCTATCCTGGCCAGGCAGGGCCGGTTGTCGCGGGAATCGGTATGAAAACAGTATCACAAGCCTATAAAGCGGCGCAGGCATCAAATCTGATCTACCCGGTCCGGAAGGTGGAGCTTTATAGAAGGCTGGCCGACGGCTCGGGTTGGGAGGCAACGGCTATTGATGTGACCACGGAAGTGGTCCAACTGGACCGGCTCTCCTGGAAGCTGGACACCGATGCCCTGAACGAATACAAGGCCTCCAATATACGCATTGAGGTGGATAACAGCACCCGCCAGTGGGAAACCCGGTTTTTGGGATTTTTGAGGTTTCGGTCTAAAATACGCATTTCTTTGGGACATAAAGCGGCGGGCCCGGACGAGGTCTTCCCGGTCTTTACCGGAGTTATTGAGGACGCGATTGAGGATTCCGGCGCACCTAAACTTCAACTGGAGGTGCAATCGATAGACCAGTTGCTTGAGGACGCAGATGCCGACAAAGCGGCTATACCGATCTCAAACGAACTGCTCGGCATAGGCGACGGTCTGAAATCAGAATTTGAACTGGCTCAAACTCCAGTCGGGCTGGTCAAAGAAGTCCGTGCAGGCGGTGAGGTCTTAAGACCGGGCACCAGATGGACAGCTTCGAACCTCAACGACCCGCAGAAGAAAGCGAAACTAAGCTTTGACACTATTCAGCCAGCCTCTGGTGCAGAGGTGCGAACCGATTATATCGCCTGGAAGCGCGACCGACAGATACACGATATCGTAAACGACCTCCTAAATAGCGTACCAGCGGTCCAAAAACTATCCGTTGAAACCGTAAATTTCGAGCCCGCCGCACAGCGGGAGCTATTACACACCTGCATAGGCGATTTCATGCCTTATAACCTGCGTCGGACCGTAATAACGCCTGAAGCCGACCCGCCGGAAGGCGACGGACAGTTAACGATAGACTCGTACGACACAATAGCCAAATGGCAGGCAGCGTTAAGCAGCAGCCGCATCAATTTTTATCGCATCGCAAACGGCATCCACCCGCGCTGGACCTCCCAGTACGAGGCCGACTACGAACCCGCGCAGGAAAAATGGACAGTCGAAGGCAACGGCGCATTCCCGTGGTTCGAGTTCCTGCCTAATGGCACCACGGCGACGCTATCTGGCAGCGTGAGAACCGTGACGCACGCGGGCGGTTCTGACTATGTCCTGCAGAATTCAGCCGAGGAGTTTACCCTGTCGCGCTGCGTCTGCGCACGGATCAGGTTTAGTTCTATAAGCGGCACAGTGACGCTCGGCACGATGGTACAGGCTTCCCCGTTTTTGGGCGCACAGATAGAATTTCTCAATCTGAACCAGGTCCGGGTGAGAACCGCAACGACCAGCGCGAATTACAACGTGAACCTGACACAGTTCCACACATTCCGACTGGCGCTTACGCTGACCAGCATATCGTCCGGCACCTGGGCGTTATTCGTGGACAGCGCACAGGTCTTGTCCGGGACTTTGGGCGCGTTTTCCAGCGGCACGTCCGGCATACGCATGCAATCCAGCGGGTCGAACACGTTCCATATCGACTACCTGCGCTATTTCGGCGTGGCGCCGACACCCGCCACCGGGAACCTTACGCTTAAAGTGGATTACGGCCCGCAACTGGCTGGGCTGACTACATTTTCACTTATAAACACGCTGGGGCCGTTCTTCGCGGAACTGCAGGGAGCAGCATCCGGCGCTCAATTCTATTATTCATGGAGCGCGGATGATATGTCTTACTCGGCCGAGACTGCCATATCTAACGGCGGCAACGTCGGTAACTGGACGAATGTCCAGTCGCCAAGATACGTCAAGTTCAGGATAGTCCTCACGGATACGCTGGAATCACTGCCTTACGGCATCAAACGCCTCTGGCTGCCCGCCATAGCGGAATCGCCGCTTATAGACGGCGGGACAGGGATCGTGTCATGGGATACCTGGAAAGCGGTCACAGAGGCTAATAACGGAACTGTCCAGCGGTTCACGGCGGCAGAGGCAAACAGCATGTCAGGTTTCAGCTTTCACAGGGCTATCGGTCCCGGAGATACGATAATCTCTGATGAGTTTGCGTTCTCAATGGGCTTCCCGCTGCCCGCCAAGATGGCGTTTATCACGCTCATGAACACCTCCGGCGTCAATCCGCCAGTATTCCGGCTCAGCGCGATAACGCTTACCACCCGGAATGTGCTGGTCTCTATGGCCAATTTTGCCAGCCGGTCGGTCCTAGAGGTTATCAAGGAGCTGGCCCGGCTTGCCGATTTCGAGATAGGCATGGACGGCGACGGCAGATTCTTCTTTAGGAACAAGGCGGCAGGCGCGACACCCGTGCTGACGCTCGACGGCTCCAATATCGAGAAAGTCCAAAGCATCTCCCCCGGCTGGGACAGGGTTTATAACAGCATCCGGGCCAGCTTCGGCCAATTCCTCAAAACTGCTGATTCCACCACCGAGGGTGACGCCGCGCCAACCTCTATCCAGCGATTCGGCGTACGCCCGCTATCAATAGGCGGCGGCAGCCTGACCTACCAGACCGACGTGGACCTGGCTTCAGTCATGGCGAAGCGTTATTTCAGCCGCTACAAAGAGCCAAAGCGCCGGGTTACGCTGGTTGCGCGGTTCATGCCGGAGCTGGAGTTGGGTGATCGAGTAACTTTCAGCGTTCCGGAGCCACGACGGATAGGGCAGACCTTCGATGCGCGGGTCCTCGGCATAGCGCACGACCTAATGAATTTTCGAACCGAGTTGGATCTACTGGAGGTATAGATGGCTATCAAGCGTATTTTAAACACCGCAGGCCAGTTCCAGGAGAATGTCGAGAACGCCAGCATAGACGTTTCCGCTATGCCCATCAAACTGGCCATGACCTATCCGGTCACAACAGCCGACGATTTTAACGACGGCGTAAAGGACCCGCTTTGGAAAGAAGTGCCGCAAACAGAGGCCATATTCGAACAGCTTTTCAATATCGGTGCATTGAACCGCTTCTTTGAGATAAACGGCATCTCACACGCGCAGGCGTTCTCTTACGCGCGGGCTAAGAACGTGACCAAGGTGACGTTGCCGTTGCGGAGGTTCGGCACATTCGTCTCCGGCGAGAACCTACTTGTGGAGATACGCACCGCCACAGCCTACTCATTGCCCACCTCCACCATCCTGGGCACGTCACAGCCGGTCGCCGCCTCCACCGTCCCCACTACCGAGGGCGCGGTAACTTTCACTTTCGCAACTCCAGTCGCCCTACAGGCGAATATTCCGTATGCCATTGTCTTGAAAGCCACCTGGGCATCGCACACCTATCCAAACGTTATCCAGTGGGGTGCGCAGATGATCAGTCCACTGAGCCCTTACAGTTCTGGTAGGCCGAGTTTTTATAGCTCCGGCACATCATCCTGGAATTACATTTGGGAATTGGTAGTCATGGATCTGAAGGACCTGATAGATTTCCATTTCCAGCTATGGGGCACGTCCCCGCCCGGAACGGCAGACCCGCCGGAGGCTGGCGGGTATCTTGACTTCGACTACACGTCCGAGACCTCGCCAAAGAATATCGAGACCTTGCGTAACTCGGCGCTAAACTCGATGGAGTGCGAGACCCGGTTTCTGTTTAGCCGCTACGGCGCGGCGGCCACGCCAAGCACCGCTAAATGGGGCTTTGGCATACTGCAGGCCAATCCAATCCCCTCGGCAGTTCCGATAGCGAACAAGAATGGCATCCTGCTGTGGGAAATGCTTGTCTCGACCTCCCCGGGAAACAGCACGGTTTATTTCACGCCGGTTGTAGTCGCCACTGGTGGCCAGGAATGGACCTGGAATGGCTCGGCATGGGTAACATTTAACCGCGCCTCACCCACCGTGATATTCCCTGTTAACACGATAAGCATGCCTTTTACCCTCTACGTTACGCAGGGCCCACTAGGCACGATAAAGATGAAGCTCATCAAAAACGATAATCCGGCACAGGTTGTTCTTGAGACAACGGACTCACCGGTTGTCAGAACCCTATCGGGCAACCGGTTTCTGGATATCGGTAATTCCGACCAGATGTATGCCTCACGTTTTCGGTTTGATTATTTCAAACTGTCCGGCACTCCGGTAGAGGCTGATTCCGGGCATGTAACGCTGCGGCACACGTTCGCGCAGAAGCATCGGGTAAGCGCGTTTACACTGGACCGGACCCTGCCAGCGCCGGGCAGCAAAATAAACGTGCGCGTCCGGGCCGGGAATACGATTGAGGAAGTCCAAGCGCAGTCATTTGGTGTTCCTTTAGCCACAACTGTTAGTGGCAGCAAAGAAACGGGGCAATTGACGTTACCTCCAGCCACTATCTTTGAAACCCAGCTGGAGTTTATTAAGGCCAGTCCGGGGCCGACACTGAACTCGTTTGATTTCACCTCGGCTCTGACCGCTGTTGAGGACGACCAGCCGATAATTCTGTCACTCGACGAGGCAGGACCGGGGCTCGCGGCGGTGACCTCCAGCGAAGAAGGATTAAACGAAACCACTAACACCAAAAAGCTCATTGATGCGGATGCAGACACGCAATGGGCCTCGCTTGTGGCCTCTGATGCGACGCCGGTGACACTGCAGGTCACGTTCCTTGGGCCAGGCGGCGGGAATGAGCTGCGCAATATCAACTGCGTTATCCTGCGCAACACCAACATAAAGGCCCTGCGGGTTTATTCCGGGAGCACAACCTTGTTTGACGGCGAGATCACGGACGACGATGCGATAATCCCGTTCAACACTCTATCCACCCCGGTTATCCAGATAGAGGCCAAGACCACCAAAGTGGCCAACCAGAACAAGAAAATTGGGGAGCTTTATTGTGGGCAGTTACTCCTCGCGCTGCCCAATTTCGAGTCGTATTCCCCGCAACGCGAACTTTTTGAGTCCGGCAGCTTCCGGACTTTGGGCGGCAAGCTCATCGCATATCGCGGCAAGAATAAATATGCGAGCCGGTGGCGGGTGACACTGGCCGACCCGGCCTCAAAAGACACTGTCGAACTGCTGTTCAGGCAGAATCCGCTTGTCACGTTCTGGCCGGAGCCGAATGCCAGACCGCGCGATCTGTTCGACGTTGGTTGGAAGATAGAGGCCCTGCCATATGCCTATACCGACGTGTTCAAGCCAGCCGGGCACACCATCGAGGCCGAGGTAACGGAAATTTAACCGCGTCAAAACCGGCGGCAATCCGGTTTATATGTATTGGAGGATAACATGAACAAAGCAAAATTGGAATTAGCCATCGATGTGCCACGATTCCGACACTGGTCGGGCATAGTCTGGCATCATTCAGCCAGCCCTGACGGCACAATGCGGGACTGGGAGGCGATACGGAGATACCACACAGCCTATCGCGTAGACGGTGACATCGTTTCGGAAGCCGAGTACAAACGACGGTTGGCCGCCGGAATTGGGAAATCATTCCAGGCGCCTTGGTCTGATATCGGCTATCACGGCGGGACGGAATGGGTCAATGGCCAGGTCGTCTTCAATTGGGGCAGGCCACTCAGCCAGATAGGCGCACATGCGGGAGTCAAAAACGCCTCCAATCTTTACAATACGGAGTACTTGGGACTATGTGCCGTCGGAGATTTTGACAAAGCACCGCCTAAACCGGAGCACTGGGAGTTCAACCTGCGGCTTACGCGCACCTTTATGGAAGCCTTCCGCATACCGGCCAGCCATATAATAGGCCACCGGGAGGTTTATGACCGGCTCGGTGTTCCCCGACAAAAATCCTGCCCCGGAAAATGCTGGGACATGGAACTGTTTAGGAGCGAACTCTGATGAACAGGATACGGCGGCTTACCCTGTCATTCGCGCGAAAAACCCTTAAAAGCGACTTCGCGCAAAACCTGATGCGGGATTTGAAGTCTCTTAGGACCCTTTGGAATTGGCTATACATGGCGCTCTATGCCTGGATTTGCATCTGGACGGTGCTGTACCACCCAGACGCCATCTCCACGGTCGTAACCATAACTGGCGGCGTCGTATCGGTTATTTTTACCGGATATGTTCTGACCAAGACCTATGAGAAAGTTAAAAACGGGAACGGCAACGGAAACCACAAGCCGCCCGGAGGAGATGGGAATGACGCTTCTGATTAAATTATTCGGGTTTGTTATCCGGCGACCGCATGAGGCCGCTATTATCTTGCTGGCCCTGCTGGTGGCAGTCTTATATTGGCAACTACGGCGAGAAACCGGTAGGTCAGAGCAACTGACCACTAAGATTGAAGGCCTGCCACCAGACACGAAGCAGACGGTTACGATATACCGGGATCGCGTTGTTACCAAATGGCGTGACGGACCCACGAAGATTGAGTATCGCGACCGCTACATTCCACCTGAAGGACATGTTGAGGTTGTGAGCAAGGTGGACCAACCGAATACGTCACCGGAGGTAGTGGTCAAGGATCGCGGCTTTACTCGGAGGTTGGGCGGCGGACTGGTTTACTCTGACAAGCTACTGCCGCTGGTAGACATTAAGTTTGTCTACTGGCGGCGATATAGTCTCACCGTCGGCATCACGCCGGGATTCGGCGGGATTGGTCTTTCACGCCACATTGAAGATTTTACGCCGTTTCAGAATCTAGAGCTACAATGCATCGCCGGTCTTGGATGGGATGCAGACCTTCACTTTGGTATTGGACTGCGAACAAATTTTTGATCAGAAGTTTCTGAACTGTTTCAAATTACTGCTTACAAAAGGCTTTTAATAGCGCTCCAATCCTTCCCCTTTGGCATTACAAAAAGGCATTTACCATTGCTGCGTTTTGCCCATAGTTCTCCGATTTGGCGTTTTTCCTTGCTATCCGGTGTGTCCCAAATATTTTCGCCTTTATATTCAACCACCAGTGTTCTACCGTCTTTTAACTGGCAGAGAAAGTCTGGGTAAAAGCGATCCGTGGCCGTCTGCAATGAGAAAGAATAGATTTTACGTTCAATATTTCGAACCCAATATTTGACCTCATCGAGCTTTGAAAGAAAAAGAGCGCAATCAAATTCTTCGCCCTCAGCTTTTAAATCCCCTATCTCGGGGAAAAAGTGCTTTGTAAGTTTAACAAAGCCGGTATAGGGCCAGTTGTAGGCGTATTTACCCTCCTGGAAAGCTATGGCATTATCAAGATTGACAGAAAAGTTATCATCATTAGATAAAAGCATTTGATGGTTTTTCCGCATTGCCTCGGCCTTGTTTTTCTTTACCAGATTTTCAAGGGCTGCCCGCAACCTAAACTTTGAATGGGCTAACTCGCTTAAAATAATTTTTCGATCACCAAGCAGATATGAAACCGCTTTATTTAGGAAAGCCGCCTTATCATCCGGCAGGATGGTAACATCTAAAATGTTTTTATCCAGCCAGGAAACAAGTTCAACCTGTGACCATTCTTTATATCCCTCAAACAATCCAATTTCCATCTCAATCTTTTCAAAATATTCAAACTCTATTCTACCTTTCTCACTGACGGCGAATTTGCCGCCGTCGGCACTCTGTCCGGAACGCTTAAATTCTGCCTCGGGAAGCTCATAAGAATAATCCACAAGCTTCCATCCTTTTTCAAGCAGATGGGTGTCCTCAAATGGCTCCCAAATGCCCGCGCTTTTATAAGCCAAAAGCGAAACTGTAAATATTTCTTTTTTTTCCGCCGGGCTTAGTTCCCTGGCTTCCCGCCCTGAATGCAGTTTGGCTATGGCTTTATGCGCTGCTTCTATACCTTTTTCGGTATGAAAAATCTTTTCAAAAGCAACTTCTTGAGGCTTGGTCAAAGTCCCTTTTATTGTAATCGAACCGGTTTCCTGCGCCACCTCTATCTTACTCTTCAGGTTATCAGGGATGGATTCCACAGAGGGCAGTTCCGGCGAGGCAAAGGTTACCGGTTGCGCCTTAAAAAGCTCCAGATCAGGCTGCCCATCCGAGATGTGTATAAAATCAGCGGCCTCCTGCTGTTCAAAGCCATTGCTAACCAAGCCGTCATGAAGACTTTTTACTGTGGCTTGAAAATCGCTTGAAGTCACATAGGCGTAGGCGACATTAAGTTCCGGGGCCTGCTTCTTTTTGGCTTTGGGCATACGCATTATGCGCCCTAAAATCTGCTCTGCTGCAGTGGAAGAGTTTGTGTTGCGGAAAGTGCAGAGCACATAAGCAAAAGGACAATCCCACCCCTCACGCAGTTTATCAATGGTTATGATAAATCTCTTATGGCTTTTTTCTGAAAGAATATTTTCACCTTTCAAGTCATCCACAGCACCAGTAGCGATAGCGATTTGCCCTTCCGGAATTTTGAAGTCATCAATTAAAGATTTTTTTACCAGCTCTGGGGAGAGGGTTTCTTTCCCCTGCTCTCTACGCTCAGCCTGTAAAAGCATCACAGGGCGGATATATTCCCCCGTTAATGCGCGTTCCGCATCGGCTTTAGTCTGTAAATTATTCAAGCGGGCAATAGCATCCCTTAATGCATCTTCCCAATTATCTCGGCGGACAAGCTCCAACGGCATTTTTATCATCTCTTCCGCCTGTAAAGAAGCCGCCGAAACACTAAACAGGACATTGCTAGGGGAAAATGTGCGATCCGGTGTGGCGGTGAGTTCTAAAATAGCGCTGGGCTCAAACCTTGCCAGGGTTTCAAAAGCTAAAGGCGTTCCTTGGTTGTGTGCTTCGTCAACAACAATAAAGGGATGGCGCATCCTTAAAACATCAACAAAAGAATGATTACCTTTTATTTCCGGGTCCTGCACGTTCTCAAAGTGAGGCATTAACACCCCGCTTTGCTTATAAACGTTGAGCCGGTCTGTATCAGCCTGTTTAAATGCCTGCATGGTGGCAACTATTATCACATTAGACCCATTTAACACAGCAGGTTGAATGTGGAGCGCTTCTTCAATACCCAGGACACTTACATCGCCTAAAGATGAAAAGACAAAATCATGCAGCAGGTTACCGGAAGTTTTTAGCGCCTGCAAGGTTTGCTCCCTTATTGGCTCCGACGGAACAAGCCAAAGGGTTACACTATGCTGAGTAAAAAGCAGGCTACGGTTGGCCCTCTCTATAGCCATACCGCCGATAAGAGTTTTGCCACCACCGGTTGGTATACGCAAACAGATATACGGGACATCTGTGAGTGTGGGCAGTGAACGATAATGTAGAGGACTACCGAACCATTCGGCAGTGGTATGTTGAAAAGCCTGTGTAGTGTTGCCAGTTGTTTTACAGATTTTGAAAAAATTCTCTAGGTGGTCCAATGCCTGCTGTTGATACTGTTTTAAAATCATAATGCGTCAACCTTCAGCTTATACGGAAGCTGTTTAAATATTATGTTTTCCCGGTTTAGGCGAGTCTCCCCTATGCGGCAGGCGGTTCCATAAACGACCTTGGGGCCAGAATGTTTCGGCAAGTGCGTCAATATTGTGGTGGTTAGAACATTGCCACCGTCTGGCGCTTTGTCTTTAAGAATACCATTATAAAGCAAGTAAACGGCAGTACTGTTATAGACACCGATCAGTGGGCTATTGGCTTTTGCGCCTTTCGGAAGTGGTTCTCCAGTTTCCGTGAAAAACACGTGCCGGGCTAAGTCATGAAACTTTACTGTGTTACGGATGTTACCTTTTTCATCAAAGAGGGCATCAGCAAGCTGACAGTATCTAAATCCACCACCAATACCTTCAACAAAATCGCCTTTTAGGTTTTTATAGCCAAGTATAACTCTTTTATTTCTCTCGGAGGTAATAGTCCGTGCTATATCGGCATTCATTTCACAAAGCACAAATCGTCTCCGGGTGTTTTCTTCTTTATTTAATTTTAAAACAGCATGTGCAGTTGTGCCCGAACCGCCAAATGAGTCCATTATTAAATCATCGGGGCCTGTAATCGCTTCAAATAATTTTTGCAAAACTTCTTCATCTTTAGGATTTTCGAAGACATCAGCCCCCATTATTTGTCGGAGTCGCTTCATTGATGCACGTCTATCTTTATAAATCACACTCGAGATAACAATATCATCCGTTTCCGATAAATACATTTTTAGTTTCGGCACTATTGATTCATCTTCCCCCCACTCCACACGCCCATCTGCAATTAGTTTATCCATGGTTGTTTTAGTTGGCCAACCACGCATAGGACGTTTACACGGCTTTTGGGTAATCGGGTGGAGAACATCGTATGGAGCACGAGTCCTACCGCTTTCCGCTGAAATGTCCCCAGCAAAATACACCCCTTTTAAATCGACCTGCTTATAATGGCGATGAGCCCAGGATGGATGTTTTTTCCCTATCTCAAGATACCATTCCTGCAAAGCAGTGTTAATCTTTTTATAGTTGTCCCCAAACTCTTTAGTCAACTTCTCTACTTTTTCGAAAATCTCATCAAGTCCTTCTTTTCCCATTCGCCATTTAGCACCTTTCAGTTTCTGTTTGTTTTTCGCATAGCACAAAATATAATCATGTGATATTGATACAAGCCTAGAATCATTCTTTGAGGTGCCCTCCCAGATGATTTCTGCAATAAAATTCTGAGCGCCAAAAACCTCATCCATAAGAAGTCGCAAGTGATGAATTTCATGATCATCTATACTTACAAAAATTGCGCCATCTTCCCGCAGCATTTTTTGCAACAAAGAAACACGTGGAAGCATCATACACAACCACTTATCATGCCTGGTTAAATCCTCCTCCTCTTCTCCTACCACTTTCCCAAGCCAAGCCCGAATTTCAGGGCTGTTAACATTATCATTGTAAACCCATTTTTCATTACCAATATTGTAGGGTGGATCAATGTAAACACATTTTACCTGGCCTGCATAATATGGCAGAAGGGCTTTCAGGGCTACAAGGTTATCGCCCTCAACAATCAAATTACCTGTGCCGGGTTCGCCAACTGAAAGTTCCGGCACATCTTTTAATAGGTGGAAAGGCACATGGCGGTGATGGTTTTCAACGGCTTTTTTTCCAATCCAGTTCAATGTTGGCATAAAATTAAGATATTCCAAAGCCTTTGTGAGCTAAACGTTAATTATATTGTTTTATGTGCGTGATTACCAAAAAAAGAATCGGAAGTTTAAATTTTCTAATAGACTGCACTTAGGGGATTATTAAAACCTTGGATGTGCCTTCCTACATGAATCATGAAGCAGTTCCACAGTGACGTGCGCATAGCGTTGCGTTGTCATTATCGAGCTATGGCCCATGAACTCCTGCAAGACCCTTATATCTGCGCCACCCGCCAACAGATGTGTCGCTGCGCTATGTCGGATTTGATGCGGTGTGATCCTGCCCTGTATCCCAGCCCTCTTGGCCATTCGCTTGAGTTCCCACCAAAACGTGCCCCTGTTTAGTGACTGACCGCGCGGATTCACAAAAAGGATAGCCTGTGGTATATGCAAGCGTTGATTCCTGGCATCTAGGTAACGCAGGATGGCTTCTTTAGCCTGATTTCCAAACGGAATGATGCGCTCCCGGCCGCCCTTGCCACAGATACGCGCAGAGCAATCATCTAAATTAACTCGGTCCACCGTAAGCCCAAGCAGCTCCGATACCCGCATGCCGGTGGCATACATGAGTTCCATCATCGCTTTATTTCGAACATGGTTAAATTTACTGCCTATGGGCGCATCAAGGAGCCGCGCTATCTCCGGAACGCTTAGCGGCTCCGGCAGGCGTTGCTTAAATTTGGGTAGCTTCATCCCGATGGTAGGGTCCGCCGAGGCATGACCGCGCTCCGCTAGGAAGCGATGGAATTGCCGGATAGCTATGGCCGCCGCGAAAAGCGAACTGGACGCCACCTGAGCGTTTTTTCTGGCCTCCAGATAACCCAGGACAGATTCTCTGGTGGCGGTGGCCGGTGTGATCCCACGGGAGGCCAGACATCGCATATAGTCACGGATTTGATAACCGTAGCTGGTCCAAGTACATGGTGAGAGACCTCGCTCCACCCGCAGGTGCTGAATAAATCCGGCCAGCATGGCATCAGGAGTCATGGCGTTCCGCTCCCGGCCCACCGCTGGGCCTCCCGGTCGACCGCTTTGGCACCGCGCCGCCGGGCTTGGCGTATCTTGTAAGCCACATAGCTCTTGGCCCGCCTCAGCGATTTCCGGGGTATGGGGATGCCGGACTCGCGCATGCGGTCAAAGGCCCACTGCTCAGCCTCGTATTCCTCAACATGGCGTGGTTTGCGCCTGACCCTTGGCTCTGAGGCCGCCTGGACTGGCCCGGGGCCGCCGTGGGGCAACGTGGGCGCAAAGTGGGCGGCTTTTACATGCCCCAAGGCTACATGGGCGCATTCATGAAGAAAAATGTGCAAGGCCCGCCGGGTAACCGGCCTCGGCACCGCTATCTCGGCGGCGCTATAGGCCCTGCCTGACAGCGTTTTGCGGATGCGGACGACCCTGACCGTCGCCGGTGTATTGGTCAGGGCCGCCTGAATACAGAGTTGCCGCATCCTTTCCTTGCCCGCTTTGAGCTTCTCCGCGTATAGCTCCATTGGGTTACCCCTTCTTCTGGGCGACTTTCACACGCTTTTTGTCGTCTTTGAGCACCTGCCAGCCCTTGCGGGTATAGCTCACCATCCTGGCGCGAATGTTCGCCGCCAGGTCTTTCCCCTTGCCCGCTTCCCCGGCCTTCTTGGCCAACTCCACAGTGATCTCAGCCACCGTTTTTCCGCCAGCCAGAAGGAAAGGGTCTATTATGGCTGCCAGTGATCCTTCCTTCTTTGCTTTGGCCTTTCCCTCCGCTTTGCCCTTGCCGTTGACCTTAAGGAGCAGCTTGGAGTCCTTGCCGACCCCTTTCTCTTCATAAGGCTTCAGTTCATAGTCCCCGTTCACCATCGTGAACGTGCCGGTCGTCTTCAGCTTGATGAGGAACTTCCCATTTTTGGGCCCGACCATCGTGACCGGGATACCCGTCCGGGACAGATACATCTCGCCCACCTTCGCTTCATTTGCTTTCATGGCTGCCTCCTGGGGCGCATAGCCCCTATAACCCGCGCTGTCGCCCGCCCTTCCGCATGGCGTTGGTTGAACTCATAAACGCCGTGGTGAACTCCGCTTCTCACCGCCGCTTCCACTTCATCGCGGCGGAAGCCTAGCTGCAACGCCCGGCGGACCTGATCCGCGACCAGGTCCGTCAGCAAGGCGTCCAGCGCGTCATCATTGGGGATGTTCATTCGCATGCCTCCTTGATTACACCACCGCTCCGGCTCGAAGCCGGCCGACTTCGCTTCTTTTCCAGCCGCCGCAGGACTTCCTGCGCGCCTTTCTTGTAAACGGCTAGGCATATCAGTTCGCCGCCGTCCGCGTAAACCGCCCAATACCGGCCTCGTCTTATAATTTTCATTGCGCGACCGCCTGCTTCATCGCCTCTTTAAAATATGCGATAACCAGCGCGGCAGTCAGCTTATGCTCGCCGCCGATATGCCAGTCCACGTTATCCTTGGGGATAACGGAGGTCTTGTAATCGTAGATGGTGAAAACTAGACCGTTTATGCGCCCAAACCATTCCACTTGTATCTTCCCATCCGGGGACCGCCCGGACTGGGGCTCGCCAAAGACACGCACGAGGTCCTTGTAGTAGGTCCCGGCTGGCATGTATTCCATCAGGGCTGTTCCGTAGATATCGCCCTGCCCCATCTCCAGCTTCGCTTCCACCTTTATTGTAATATCCATAACACCTTCCCCTTATGATGCAGGGGGCAATAGCCCCGCATCCCGATATGCGGCCAACAGCCCGACCGCTTCTTTCGCAGCCCGCACGAGCTGGCCTCGCGTCTGCCAGTCCAGCGTGGAGTGGAAGATATCGTTCCGCATGATATCCTCGATGTGTCCGGCATCCTGCTTATTCGAGCCGGTGGCTTCAATTATCAGGTCTTGGTAAAGAGTCATGGCTTCCTCCCGTTTAGACAATCGGCGCGGCCTCGTAACCGGCCTTGATAAGCTTTTCAAAGTCTACCGGACGGCAGACCCAATACCTATCGTCATCACCGTGGATGATGTAGCCCGGCCACTTCGACTTGTTGCTCCAGCTTATCGCGTTCGCCAGGCTCTGGAACCGGGTAACGCGTTTCTTCAGCTCGTCGAACTTCTTGCGATTCATGTTTTTGCCCTCCTTTTCCTTCGGCCGCCCGTCGCTACGATCATGATCTACAAGGTTTCTTCGAAGAAAGCAAGGGGATTCTTCTCGTCGAGGAATGGGTCATTTTGGGACTTTTCCGCCGTTTTCCGCGCACACCCCCAGCCTCTGAATTTTACGCAGACATGGCAGGAATCCATCAGCCGGTTTCCGGGTCAGTAGATGCCACAGGAATTTGTCGAAGCCGTTCAGCACAATCTTATCCGAATAGACCTGAATGACGAACTCCGTAAGCAGCACTCTCCGCTTCTTTGACATACAGTTTCTCCTCGGGCACGTCGCCACAGGAAGGAACTTACCTTCGTCGCGGCAAAGAGTCAAGGCAAAGATAAAAAGACAGCCTGCTGTGCAGTTTTGTAGAATTAGCATGTTGGAACGGGGGCATTTATCTGCAAGAGCACATCTCTGTAAGCTTCTTTTTAGTTGTCTGGCTCTTATGTTTCCCATCAAAGGAGTTTTATGAAAAAGAATTTGTCGAAGCTGAATAAAGTGGAATTGCGCGAGGTATGGGACCATGAAGCACTCGATTTCACAAAATGGCTGGCTCAGCAGGAAAATCTTGACCTCTTAAGCGAGGAAATCGGGCTGGATATTAAGTTGACGAGGATAGAGGCACCTGTCGGAAAATTCAGTGTTGATATTTTGGCCGAGGAAGAAGGAACTGGCCGAAAGATTATCATTGAGAATCAGCTTGAGGATACGAACCACGACCACCTTGGGAAAATAATCACTTATGCATCCGGATATGATGCAGAGGTTATTATTTGGATAGTTCGTGATGTTCGGGAAGAATATCAAAAAGCTATTGACTGGCTAAATGATCACACCGACGATAAAATTAGCTTCTTTTTAATAAAGGTTGAATTATGGCAGATTGAGGGTTCCAATCCAGCCCCTAAATTCGAGACGATTGTTGCACCCAATGAGTGGGCTAAAGCAATAAAGCAAAGTGGCGCAACAGGGGAACTTACTGACACAAAGATACAACAGTTGGATTTTTGGACAAATTACAGGAAATATGTCAAAAACATAGATTCACGCGTCCGTTTGCAGACACCGCGTCCACAACATTGGTATGACGTGAGTATGGGGAGTTCAGACGCACACATCACTCTGACGATAAACACCCGAGAGAATCTCATCGGATGCGAGATATATATAAGCCGAAAAAAAGACTTGTTCGCTTTTTTACAAAACCGTAAAGCTGATGTCGAAAAACAAATAGGGCAAAAAATTGAATGGGTCGACGCAAATGTCGCTTCACGAGTAAAGATTAGAAAGGAAGTGACGGATGTTTTTGACGTGGCAGCAACCGAGGCACACTTCAAATGGCTCTATGAGAAAATGAGTCTTTTCCAGACTGTATTTGGTAAATACTTAAGTGAATTTAAGAAATAATCCGTGAAGGAAGTAAAACTTTATGAACGATACAATTCCCATCCTTTCTCTCGTCGTTGCGATACTAGCAGTTTTTATTGGTCCCCTGATTGCTTCCCATAGTGCAAAACAGCAAGTCAAATCCTCCCTCGCAATTGCAAACAATCAAGTTATTGCACCCATGCGCCAGGCATGGATCAATGACTTGCGCAATCTTCTGGCTGAATTACTAAGCAGTACGCTTTACTATTACGTTGCAGGCTATGAAAACAGGACAGATGCGGAGTACTCCAATCTTACTTTACTCGAATATCGAATCGCACTTATGTTAAATTCAGCCGAGGATGACCACAAGAAACTTGAAATATCTATTAGAAAACTGATTTCTCTACTTCAAAAAGGACACCCAGCAAATGAACCATTCCCTGACGTTCATACGGAAATTAAAACACTATCCCGCTCCATTCTTAAGCAGGAATGGAATCGAGTTAGGGCGGGCGTGAATACGTTATAAGCAGGTACAGCACCCAATCGCGTCGGGACCACATGAACTAATCGGCATACTGTGATAAACTAGTAATTAGACGTTTCAAGAGGGAACTTATGGAAAAGTTTGATGGGGAATGGGCGGGACGGATAACTATATCCAACCCGGTAAATCTCATTAACGAAATCGCGCGCCGATACTCCACGCTCGAAAGGGTAATAATGGAGTATATCGACAACTCGCTCGACGATGCCGATGATGCCGCCAAAGCGAACAACAACATTTATCCACACCCGATAGGCATCGACGTAGTTATAGATAGAGCCCGCCAGAGCATTTTAATTCGGGATAACTGCCGTGGCATGGAACTTACTACGCTGAGCAGGATCGTCCACAACATCGGAGAATCACAAAAGCGGTTCTGCCCCTGGCTCAATGGTCAATTCGGATTTGGCGTTCATGCCTTCCGTGGCTTCTGCCAAGAAATCTTTTTCCGTACCAAGCACGTCAACGATAAGCACTACCTACTTGCGATGAAGCGGGACAACCTTTGGGTTTCCAGGCCTCGAATAGAGCAGGGCGAGTTCTTCTCTGCCAGTAAGACCGGCACCGTTGTTACCCTTGAAAAGTTCGACGAAGACATCTTCGATGGTGTCACCGCAGAAGCCATTAAGGAGGAGATCGAATCCCACTTCGAGGCAATGCTGAGAAAGGATAATGTCCGTATCAGAGTCGGCTATCGAGACGAGAAGTTGCTACATTGCCGGCCTTATGACTACAGCAAAATTCCAGGAAAGGTTTTCCACGCCACCGAAAATATATCACTATATGACAATACCTTCCCTTTGGAGATTTTCCTGAAGGTTGCCGACATCCCCGTATCCAAAACACCGAGGTTCTTCGCCAAAGGCCGCAGAGTTCTATCAGTCAACGAGGATAAGTCCTTCCTTGGAAAATCCAAATATCGGACCTTCGTTTGGAACCACAACAATCTTACTGGCTATATTGAGGTTGGAGAGCTGGTCAGCCCGGTAATTACCAGGGATGGATTCAAACGCGGAAAAAATCGAACACTCTTGTATGATACTATCCTCCGATTTGAAGAAGACTTAAAGAAAGCGATTGACGACATCAACAAAAAGTATGAGGACCACAATCTAAACAAGATTGAGGACGCCATATCAAAAGTAATCCGTAAGCTGGCGAAGGAAGACTCCTTAAAGTTCATGCCGGACCATGTTACCGGAGGAAATGAAATAAGATTGGCCTCCGGTGGTGGATCGGATACTGCTGACAATGCCGGAGCAGGCACAACCCATAGCGGAACTGGCACTATTGTTAACCCTGGCGGCGCAGAGGAGGGCACAGGCACCGGGCCGTCCGGCAGTGGCAGCGGACCAACCCAAGGGACAGGTTCTGATGGCCCTTTACCAGAATCCGGCGACTCAGATCATACAGGGCATAAAGCGAAGAAAAGCGGATTTGCCATTAAATTCCTGCGCCTCCCCCCTGATGCCGAAGGAAATGTTCTAAGATCTCAATTTAACAATGGGGTGATTAGTATTAACATGGAACACCCCGATTTTGAAAAACGAATAAAGCGCACGCACCAAGGTGCGTTAAAAATAGAGGACCGCTTGATTTCATACCTGGCGGCAGTAATCAGCATCCACTACAAAGACCAGTATTACGAAAAGTATCGCAACCAGCCGGATGTTCGCACGGAGCTATTCGACCAGCAAGTAGATTTCATATTCAAACTGGAAAGCGCCCTGGCTCCTTTCTTGAAGGAAATTGACGACATTCTATTTAAGGATAGCCAAACATGA